TTGAGGACATCCTGCACGCGGTCGTTGAGGACTCCGATCCGGCCGGGGATGCCCGGCCGCCAGTCGGCGTCACGGTCGCTGTGAGCGATCAGGTCGAGGCACACCTGCGACAGTTTGCGCGAGGGTGCTCCGGCGAGCGATGAGGACTGGACGATCTCCGTCCGGGTGTCCCGCAAGGCGATCACGCCCATGCTCGCCAACACGATCTCTCCGGCCGTCATCACGTCGCTCATTTGCTGCTCTCCTTGAGTCTTAGGAGGACTGCTACAACGTGGGCGCATCTGGCCCGTCCTCCACGGTTCATGCCATGCCTACAGGTACAGGATGCCCAAGTCACCTTCCGAGTCTTGGGATTGAAGTCGGTTTGGACTCGGTAAGACTTGTCGCCCGAACTGGATTGCACCCAGTAGACGTTGACGAATTGCGTCTCGTCGACGGGAAGCGTCTTGCCCTTGGAGATCACCGCAGGGCTGAACTCCCACGTCATCGTTGCCCCCGGTTGAAGATCAGGACTTGCTTGAAGGTCGGCCCCGGATTCACCTCGTCGAACTCCCGGCTCTCCTCCGGCCACAGGAACGTCTCGGCTTCCTTGGCCTCGTGCCACGTCTGCCGGGCGAGGAAGAACTCCTGAGTCCGATCCTCGCGCCAACGGTGACGTCTGGGGCCGTTCTCGCGGAACCAGTAGACGTACCTACGGGCCCACTTGCACTCCTCGCACCGGCATCCGGCGTCGTAGGCCGAGCGGGAGCCGCAGGACAGCCGAGAGGGGTCGGCCAACCGGGATGCCCGGTTCAGCCTCACCCTCTCGGCGTTCGCCCCGCGACACGGTGCACACCGGCAGCCTCGTCGGTACTCACGCATCGTCCCGCACATGGTTCAGAACACCATCACGTTCTCGGCTTTGACGTTGAGCGAAATCCGGGAACGGTCGTGAACTTCTTCCCAATCGAGGGAGATGATCGAACTGGAATCACTGGGAAAAGTCTTGACTCGTGTCTCAGCAACCACTCTCGAATCGTCGTCGAGCACCCGGACCTCCAAGGTGTATTCCTTGGAGGCCGGGAGGCGGTAAGCCTGTGCCATCAGGCGTTCGCCACTTCGAGCGCCAGTTCCAGCGTTGCCTGCCGCAGGCCGGAGTCGGTGAGCATGTTCCGCTTGAAGTAGGACTCCATGCGGCTCCGCTCGTCCTTGCCCCGGACGCCCCGGACGTGACCGGCCCACTCGATGCCAGCCTGAAACAGGCCGTACGCCGTGAGGTCGATGCCCTCGGACGTCGCGCTGCTCAGGATCGAGCGGAGTTCGCCACGCGCCGACTCGACGTTGCCCCGGACCCGATCGGTGATGAGGTGCGAGGGGGGGAGCGGCTGGAACTTCTCGACGAACAGGTCGCGCTGTTCCTTGGTCACCTTGACGGTGACGAGGTGCTCCATCGCGTTCTGCCAGACGACGACACCCTCGCGCCACATCTCGACGGCCGCCTTCGCGTCGTCGATGCGGTCGCTGACGTTCTTGGAGTGCCGGAAGGTGAACTCGTACCCGCCGCGCTGGGCCTCGGCGTCAGCGGCGGCCGACGTGTTGGCGCAGACGATCCGGGTGTTGACGGCCTGCGCCCGGAAGGACGAGGAGCCGTCGTGGCTGTTCTGCAAGGCTAGGTGGGCGATCGTGGCCCCGTTCGGGTCGCCCTTGATGTGCAGCGGCTCCGCGAAGCGCATGAGCGCCCAGATCCGCTTTCCTCCGTCGAGCGTGCCGCCGGTTTCGAGGACCGCCTGATCGTCGGCCAGACCGACCGCCTCGGCGACATCCCAGAACTCCTGATTGGTGACGATGCCGTAGGTCTCGTTCGGGACGCCGAGCGTGAAGCCGTTGTCGCTGCGCTCGATGATCTTCGATCCCTCGATCTCCTCGAAGGTCTCCATCAGTTCGCCGGACCCGGTGATGACGGGCACCTTCTTGTAGACCGAGGACTCGACGGCCTCCCACGGGGTGATGAGGCTCTGGGCCTCCTCGCGGGTCGGGCTGTCGCTCAGGATGACGCCGAGGCCATGCCACGGCATCTTGCGAACGCTGAACATCTGGTCGGTGTCGGTGATTCCGTGCCCCATGGGAGGCTCCTATCTCAGTGGGTGAGTCTTACCTGTCCCTCTAGTGTGCAGGGTCGTACGGTTATATTCAAGTCCGGCTATGACATTTCTTTGAGAATTTTCTGGAACTCCCTCTGGTGCCTCTCGGCCAGTTCGTTGAGCGCCCGGCGACGCAGGTTGGCGCGGGTCTGCTGGCGGGCCCGAGCGTCAGGGTTCGCGTTGCGGTACTCCTGCATGTAGGCGTTGCGGGCCTTGGCGCAGCCGCACTCGTCGGTCATTGGCACGTCGAGGCGCAGGTGGGAGTTGTAGCCCGCGTAGGTACCGTGCTCGATGTCACTCATCGTCTACCTCCTCCTTGGCCGGAACGTATCCCGCGATGCCGAGTGCGATGACGAACAGCAGCCCAGCCCAGATCGACGTGAACACCCCGGAGACCGCGAGAACTAGGGTGTCGTCCTCGGCCCAGATCAAGAGGTACAGGGCAGCAATGATCTGAATCGGGCCGGACGCGAACATCAGGCCGGTTGCCCAAACGAGCAGTTTCTTCATTTCGATCTCCTTATGCGTCGGCATTTTCTACAGTCTCGATGTCCCTTTTTACTTGTGTAGACATCAGCCTCAGGCCCCGTCAAAGGGTGACCTCGGTAGCACTCTGTCTTGAGAGGGGACTGAGCGGTTCGACCCTTTCGGTACATATCGAATCGGTTGTCCTCCTCGGTACCCAAGAACAGATGGTCAGGGTTTACGCACGGCGGGTTGTCACAGGAGTGCAGCACCCACATCCCCTCCGGTATCGGTCCATTGTGAATCTCAAACGATGCTCGATGCACGGTGACCTGACCCCCGCCCCCGCCGCCTCGACCAATCACTCCATACCCCTTGGGGAGAGTCGCGCCAGTCCAGACGAGACAGTCACCCTCAGGAACGCAGCGAGGATAGAGACGATCGGGGAGCGGGGTTCGTTTCATCGAGGCGAGTTCCCGCCCCAGATGTATGTGGGCATGAACGGATTCAAGCCCTGCTGGATGGCCTTGTTCCGCAGGTAGTCGTCGACGCTCGGATAGCCGTCGATCTCCTGCCGCTTCTTCGCGGCCTCAGCCTGCGCCACGGCCAATTCAGCGCGAGCCTGTGCGGCGCGAGCCGAGGCTTCGGCCTCCTTGCTCCGAGCGTCAGCCACGGCCTGCTGTTCGAGCGCCACGGCGTTCCGCAGTTCCGGCCGCTCCGGCGTCGGGGTTCCGACCAAGACGGAGATGCCGTCGAAGTAGGACGCCTTGGCCGTCTGCACCATCAAGGACTGCTTCGAGGTCAGAGCCTTGTTGAACTGGCGCTCGATGGCGACCTTCGTCTTGGGCTCGTTCCAGACCTTGCGCCAGTCGTAGCCCTGCACGATGCGGTCGAGGGTCTGATCGGCCGGATCGGCCACCAACTTCCGCAGCAGCGTCTCCCACTGATCGTTGTAGGAGCCGTCTGTGTCGAACTCGGCACCATAGCGACGGACGTAGTTCGTGTAGAACTTCTTGAGCGTCTTGCAATCGGTCTTGATCGTGAAGCGCACAGTCACCGGGATCTGCATGACCACGTTGTCCTTGGTCACTGAGGTGAAGGGCGAGGAGTCCGAGCCCTTCTTGCCGGTGGCATCCCACTCGCGCTCCGACGTCGGGAACGGGTAGTAGGAGTCGTTCGTCTCCCAGAACAACTTGCGGTCGTTCGCTGGGATGCACTCCTTGATCTTCTTCGGCTCGAACGGGCCCGCGCCCACTCGAAGCGCCACCATGTCCGGGGGGATGGAGTAGCCACAGCCACCGAGCAGAAGCGCGGCAGCGATGAGCAACAGGGTGAGTTTCTTCATTCGGTGTTCTCCTTGTTGATCCGCCCGAGTGAGCGGAAAACCATGATTGGCCCGAGGACCAGAGCGACGCAGACGACCGCCGGATAGATCGGCAGCAGGAAGAACGAGAGCCACGCGATGCGGGCGTTCTTGGCCTTCTCCGTTCGCCGGAAGTCGAAGGCATCGACGGTTAGGACGATCGTGACGGCCGCCCAAGCGACCGTGAAGATGACGAGAAAGACGATGTAGAGGGTCACGAGAGATTCTCCATTTCGGTGATGCAGTCCGGGCAAAGGAAATAGTCCCCTCGGTGCTTCCAACCTAGGTTGCGGGCATCTTCCAGCACCTCGCGCCGAGTACGCCCACGGATCTCAGATCCGCAGAATCCGCACTCAATAAGGCCAGAATCAAAAGGGTGCTTCATCAGTCGAGCCAGCAGCCGCAGGGGGCCGGTTGAGTGGGAGTGCTCATGCTTTCCTCCGTTGGATCTCGCGGTCGATGTACCAGCGGGCCTTCTCCAAGTCCTCGATCGCGTTGCCCTTCTCGTCAGCGCGCCAGATGTACTTCACGGCGTTGCCGAGGCAGAAGTTCATGTGCTCGGTGATCTGGATGCACTCGACTCCGCTGGGGTGGCTGCCGTAGTGCGGCGGGTGGTTGACGAGATCGATCGTTGGGCCACAATCAACGTGGCGGAGGCGACGATCCTCTCCGTAGACGGAGGGGTCTCCTACAGGAATGGTGAAGCCACAGTCGACGCAAGTCGGAGTCACGCTCATCGTTCGTCCTTCCAGTCAGGCTCATCGGGCTCGTGGGCTCCGGAGATCTCCTCGAAGGATCCGCACTGTTCACACTCGAAGGTGAAGTAGTCCTGACGGCGCGAACCGTAGGCGATGCTTTCGAGGCCGCACTCGGCGCAAGTCCAGTCGATCTCGTCGTAGCCCGCGATCTCGGGCTCGTTTCCCGAGACTCCGGGAGGGAAATTCGACAGGCTCATCAGTCGTCCTCATCTTTCTCAAGGTCGACGTCGACATCATCGTCGTCGACACACCAATCGGAGTCGTAGCGGTCGCCGTACTCAGCCTTCATCTTCTCCTCGCAACTTTGCTGCGGGGTTTGACGTGACTCCTTGTCGTCGTCGTCGTCGTCGTCGTTGTCACGAGACGCGGGAGCCGGGGCGACGCGAGGCTGGACGGGGACCGGAACCGGAGCCGTAGTGGGCTCGACAGTCGGAGCCTCGGTCACGGGTTCAGGTTCAGGTTCAGGGCTGACGGTGACCGTGACGGCGGGGGCGGGTTTCGGGTCGTCCTGAATGGCAGAGGACACGAGGAAAGCGCCGGTGCCGCCGAGGACGCCGCCGAGTACGCCTCCCAATACCCATGAGGGGATGCGGTTGAACATCAGACACGCTCCCCGTTCTCGTGGGCGTTGGCGAGGATCTTCGCCGAGTCGAACGTGGCATAGCCCCACGTCGTCCAGCCGCAGATGCACTGAGGCTTGAAGGGGTAGCGAGCGCCGGGGATGACTTCCACTGATCCGGTGCAGGAGAGAGTTCTCATAGATTGAACTCGATCGAACCGATTTCGTCGTCCCGCACAGCGAGCACGTTGACGTTGGGGCCGAAGGTTTCGCGTACCCACCGGGCAGCGTCCTGCGGCTGTGCCGCCTCGACCTCGATCGACGGTTGGCGAACGTAATCGCTTGTTTCGGCGTCAAGGACGCTGTAGGTCACAGTCAGCATGGTCCTCTCCTATCGACTTACCCAATGTAACACAAGGTTCAAGTCAGGTTATTCCAAATCGCCGACATCACTTCGTCGACGGAGATCACGACCAGAGCGCATCCTCCGGCCCGGTTGATCTTGTCGATCTCGATCAACTGGCGCAGCGTGGCTCGATTGCGAGCATGCTCCTTGGATTCGCCAGAGCGCTGAGCCTTGACCTCGAAGCCGAACAAGGTGCCTCGGATCAGGTAGAGCAGGTCCGGGACTCCGGCGTTCTGGTAGCCGCCTCCGGCCACCTTGAGGCCCCACGCTTCGGAGAAGCCGTTCTCGTCCTTGGGGAAGGATGCCTCGATCGCCCTGCGGATCTGGTTGGTCAGCGTCGTTTCGAGTTGTGCCACGTCAGGTCTCCTATCTGTCGTGCTTACTAACTGGCAGCCTTCTCCCGGTTCGGCTGGTAGTCCATCTTGATCTGGTAGACCCGGCCGACCGTGAGGCCGAGGTGATGGGCGATCAACGCCGCCGGTACACCGTTGGCGAGGGCTTCGCGGATTTGCTTCCGCAGGCGCACCTGAGCCTTGTCAGATTCGGAGGTGACCTCCTCGACCTTGCTGCGCGCCTTCAACACCTTCTCGAAGGAAGTGCGCTCCAAGTAGTTGAGATCCTCCAACGTCTCCTCGAACGAGGAGCCACGTCGAACTCGCATGAATCTGCCCCCCTTACTTCGAGTAGTCCTGTAGGAATCGGATGATGGCTGACGTCACCGTCTCGTTGTTCTTGGCGGCCTTCGCCTTGACCCGCTGCCACAACTCGTCAGGAGCCCGGAAGCAGCGGATCGGCATTTCAGGCGAACCGTTCGGCTCTCTGTCCGGCATGTCATCTCCTTAGACCGATTATGTGCCAAAGCCTAACAGAGTCGACATCACGAAATGATGCCGATGTCGGCCAGCCCCCAGCGCGTACCTACGGTGGCTTCGACGCCGAGGGGGACGTCGAGATCGCAGCCCAGCCTGCGGAGCACCTCGTCCATGCCCATCATGCGCTTCATGCACCGGGCGGTTGCTCGTTTCCAGTCGTGGATCGGCACCTCGACCATGATCGAGTCGTGCACAGTGCCGACCAGAGCGACGTCCGGAACTGGCTCGACTCCGGGCAGCATCCCCTCGATGCTGGCGGCCGACATCTGCATCAGGTCCGAAGCAAAGGACTGGACTGGGCTGTTGATCGCTTGCCGTTCCGCGTGGCCGACCTTGTACTCGCTACCGCTCCACACGTCCGGCAGACGTCGCACACGGCCCAGAGGAGAGACGACCTGACCGTCGCGCCGGACTCGACGCATGACGCGCATGTGCCAGTCCTCCATCCCGTCCCACAACTCGAAGAACGCGACCCGCGATTGAACTGCTTCGAGGTCGGTGAGGATGACGCCGTAACTGGTTTCGGCGTAGTCCCGGAAACCCTCAGCACTCATGCCGAACACGTAGCCGAAGTTGACCGCCTTCGCATTCTGTCGTTCGGCCGGAGTAACGTCGGCCAGAGACTTGCTCGTCGTCTGTGCGGCGGTGAGTTGGTGGAGATCCTGACCCTCTTGGAACGCCTGCATCATCGGCTTGCACCGGCTGACGAACGCGGCCAGCCGCAACTCGATCTGGCTGTAGTCGAGTTCGGCGAAGTAGAAGCCGGGCCTCGGGACGAACGCTGGCTTTAGCGGTTTCGTCACCTGCTGCATGTTCGGGCTGCCGGACGAGAGGCGTCCGGTCACCGTCCCCTTGGCGGCCGATGACCATTCCTGATAGTTGCGGCCCGCGTAGTAGGTCGAGTGGATCAGGCCGTCCGGGGTGACGTAGGAGAGCCACGAGTTCAGGAACTCCTGCTCCTTGATGACCTTCCGCAGCGCGAGGAGATCGGTCGCCACTTCCGAGCCGTTGCGGGCCTGCCGAGTCAGCACCGACTTCGACCACTGGGGCTTGCCGGTCGGGGTCAGCGCACCGATCCGCAGATCTCCGGCTTCGACGGCAGCCGCCGACCAAGCGGCGAACCAGTTGGAGGTCGCAGCGAACGAGGGCTCGCCGTCGATCTCGTAGCGAGAGATGAGCACCTTGGACAGTTCGGACTCGATGCGCTGGTCCTCGGCCAGCCGAGCCTCCACCCAGTCTCGGTCGAGCGCGATGCCGCGCTGTTCCATCGAGGCCAGCGTTCGGACGGTCGGCATCGAGCACCAGAGAGCGAGTGAACCGAGACGCGCGTCCTGCACCTCCTCGGAGTCCTCCGGCTCATCTTGGGTGCCGATGAACATGAGGTGGCGCTGGTACTGCGCCAACTTCCACGTCCAGTAGGTGTCGCGGGCGGCGTAGAGGCCGAGGTCGAACAGCGGCACCTTCTCCGAGGCCCCCGGCGTCGACAGGTTGAAGTCGTCCCAGCGGGTGATGCCGAACAGTCGGGGCACGACCTCCTTGAGTTTGGTCGACTCGTTCTCGTCTTGGAGGTGCTGCGCGAGTTCGGTGTCCCACGAGATCAGTGGCGCGAGGTTGACCCCGGTGTGGGCGAAGATCCAGCGCGAGTCGAACTTCATGTTCTGGTTGACGACCGGGCGCTCGTAGTTGACGATCGTCTGACAGATCTGTCGGAGCACCTTGACCCAGACGTTCCGCAGCGGTCCGTCGGGGTGGGAGAGCGGCACGACGAACGTCGAGGGATCTCCCTCCTCATCTGGCTGGGGCAGAGTCAGGGAGGCCAGCGAGATCCGCGCCGGGCAGGGCCACGACTTGTCCTTGCCGGTCGCGTGCTCGTCGAGGCCGGTGGTTTCAAGGTCGATGACTACCTCGATCGCCGTCTCGATCGCCACACACAGGTTGTCGATCTGGGCCTGATCCATCACCCACGAGATCAGACTGGCGTCGAAAGTGTCGGTCATTCGGGCTTCTCCTCCAAGCAGATGACGTGCCACACGAACGGAGGATCTTGGACGGTTCCGACGTAGCCAGCGTCCATCGGGAAGGGCTCTCCGGTTCCGACAACCTTGGCCCACATCATCAGAGGTCCGGGGGCATCTTCTTCATTCGGCGAGGTCCAGACCATCACGGTGCGACCTTGAATCCCGACGTGGAGGTGACTGTTGAGCCGGTTCGGGATTTCGTGCCACTCGTCGTCAATGGGCACTGGGTACTTGAAGATCTGTCGCTGGTTGGTCATGGCTTCCTCGATTCGGGGGCAGGGGCGTGACAGGTGCAGGTACAGATGTGCGGCCGTCGGCAGGACGCATGGAGTTGCCGAGCGTAGGCGGGGTTGTCGAGGAAGGCGTACGTTTCGGCGTCTACGCACCAGCCGGACTTCATCGTCATCAGATCTCCTATCTGTCGTGCTTAGTGGTCTCGGGGCGTTACTTCGGGATGCCGGTCGTAGTAGCCGCTAAGACGGCGGTAAGACTCTCGTTTTTGCTCTCGATCACAGGGAATGCATAGCCACAGAAAGCGATCCCCACGCTTGAATTGTTTTCCGTACTCGATGTAAAGATGGCCGCGAGGACAACGATCTCCCTGAACAGGGCGGCGCATGTTGTTCATTTGTTCTTTTCTGGTGGCCCATCGAACGTTTGAAGGTTCGTAATCACCATCGTTGTCAATGCGGTCAACCTCTGCACCCTTGAAAGGAATTTCGCCAAGATCCTCAACGTAAGACCAGAAATCAAGCCAACGATCGCAGACACGAATCCCTCTGCCGCCGTAGTGCTTCCATACCGGACTTTTGTCATTCGAGCATCGGTCGATCATCTGAGACCAGCGAGCGTAGAGAGGATGCTTACTTCTGCCATCGAGGTAGCGGGCCCCCTTTGTGGGCCACGCCATCAGAAGTTGTTCCTTGAGTTCATAATATGTTTTACCACACCGTCCTCCAATGAGGTGCGATCTCGGTGAGCGGTGAGGATCACCGTGTCGACCGAGTTCGGCACCACGACCTCCCAGAAGGTTACGGGTCGAGTCTGACCAATCCGGTCGAGCCGGTCGCGGGCCTGAATGAAGTCGTCCCGCCGCTGGCTCAGGCTGGCGAAGATCGCGTGGCTCGCGGTGACCAGTTCGTTGACCCCGAGGCTCAGCGTCTTGATCTGGGCGACGATGACCATGCGCTGCGGATCGTCGCTGCCGAACCGGGCCCTGATCTTCCCGCGCTCGGCCGCCTTGGTCGACCCGGTGATGGTGAACACCTCGGTGTTGGCATCTGCCAACAGTCGCGTCAGCAGTCCGATCTCGTGGGTGAACTGAGCGAACACGACGATCCGCTTCTCACCGATGAGCGAGTCCTGCACGAGGGACTGAACCGCCTTAGCCTTGCTTTCGCCGAGCGTCTCGATCTGACCGCCGTCGTTTTTGATGAAGCCACTCGTGATCTGGCGCAGGCGCATCATTTGAGCCAGCCGGTTCGGCACCGTCGCCAGTGCACCGCTGTCCAGTTGGGTAGCCAACTGCTTCTTCATGTCGGCGTACGCCTTCTTCTCGGCGGGAGACAGGTTGACCGGCACTTGGATCGTCGTTGTCGGCGGGAGATCGAGCGCGGTGTCCTTGGTTGCGACGGTCGATCGCTGGGCCATGATCTCCTGCATCTCGTCGAGGTTCTTGAAGCCGACGACCTGCTTGCCCTGCCAGCCCCCGAGGACCGCGTACCTCTCCTTGAACCGGCCGAAACTGAACGGCCTGCGAGATCCGTCGGCCATCGCCGTCGCGAACGCGGTCGGGTCGAGGAAGCGCCACTGACCGAACACGTCCATCGGTGAGTGCGGCATCACCGTGCCGGTCAGGATGATCCGTCGCTCGCAGAGCGGAGTGAGGCGGGCGATGGCGCGCGAGGTGTTGCTGCTCGACCCCTTGGCGCGGTGGCTCTCGTCGAGCACGATGAGGTCCGGAGCGAATCGCTTCACGGCGTCCACGAGGTAGTCGGCCGACGTCTTGGATCCGAGGATCTGGGACCGGCTGCTGAACGAGTCAGTCGTGACCGAGCAGATCACGATGCGGGTCTTATCGAGGGCCTCTGGCCCTTCATAAGTGCAGGATCCCTCGTTACCCCCCAACCTAATTTTCAACGCCGGAGACTTGCGCCATCCGGCGGCGCGCGGATCGTCGCCCTTCAACCGGCGCAGGGTGTCCTGCGGGAACGGCTTGCCGCCCCGAGCCGCGAGGATCGCGCCGCGCTCCTTGACCGAGCCTTGCAACGCCTCGGCCCAGATGTCGATGCCGTCGGCGATGTAGTCGTCGGCTTGGAGCACCCAAGTGTCCAGCGCGGCCAGAGGAGCGATCACGAGGACTCGGATCTCGCTCTGGGACTTGAGGGCGAGCAGGCTCGCGTAGTCGAGCACCGTGGACGTCTTGCCGAGGCCGGGGTCGAACAGCAGCGCGTGGACTCCGCGATTGCGAATGATGTCGCGGAGTCCACGTTGCTGATGCAGATAGCGGGGAGGTCCCTTCGGGATGAACGGCCTCACGCGCTCAGCATGTCCGGAGTGACCTTGCGGAGCAGTTGCCACGTCGAGGCCTCCATGTCGAAGATGACGTCCATCGGCTCGGACAGGCGGGACAGTTTGAGCATGGCTCGGACCCGGTGATGGGCGACCTCGGCGTGGTCGTCGTTGTGCCCCCAGATCACGATGTCGAGGAGGTGCAGCCCGTTCGGGTCGATGTTCTCCGGGACGTCGAAGGAGCGGTTGAAGTTCTTCGAGGTGAAGGCGAGGGCCTTGAGCCCCTGCGTGTCGACCACTCGATACTGGCTGAGGGAGGTCATGGTGAGCCTTTCGGTAGGTGGAGTCCTAGTGTATAGCCCGACTAGAAACATTCAAGCCCGGCCGATTTGCTAAGGTGGATCTCGTCGAGTTCGGGTACTCCTATCCCCGCGACTTTGACACCCTCCCGGAACGGGGCCACTTCTCAGAGGTGGCCTCGTTCCTCTTTTAGGTGTCCTGATAGACGTTCTTCATTTCCATTCTTGACTGACGCTTGACAAGGGGGTTACGCTAAGCCCGGCCCCGGCCCGGAGGAGCCGGTGGGCCGGTGGTCTTAGCGTAAACCTCCCCCTCATCAAGGTCGTACGTCACTCTGAGAGTGAGTAGGGGTCGAGGACCAGAACGTGAGTCAGGGAGTTGCCCTTGCGGCTCCGCTCGATGAACTTGTCCCGGACCAAGTTGTCCACGATCTTCTGTGCGTACTTTTTCATCCCGCCCGCAGCACCCATCAACGCCGACTGCGACAGGCCTGTCCCGCCGTTGTCCCGGTCCTCCCGGAGCGCCGCGAGGATGTTGTCCTGCTGCTCGGCCATCTTGTCGAAGGCGTCGCCGCCGTCGGCCGTCTCGCCGATGATGACCTTGTTCGGATTCGGTGGGTTGATGGTGATGACCATGCTCCCGGACTTGGTGCTGTCGAGGATCACCTCGGCCGCGATGGCCGGGTCGTCTCCCTCGGAGTGCTGCCGGACGCTGCCGAGTCGGTCCTTGCCGACGGCCAGCACGACCTCACCCTTGCGCCCCTTGACCGGCCTCGTGATCGGATGCACCTGAATCGCGGTGCCTTGGATCATGGCGACCTTGTGCTGCGACCCGAGCGGCGTCGCGCCGAGTTGGGCGTTCTTGGCCGTGTGGTCGATCAGGATGACGGTGCGGCGGCCGTTGTCGGTCAGCGACTTCATCCAGTGGGTGATCTTCTCGGTGTCTGTCGCCGAGTTGGTGTCGAAGCCATGCAGGCCGTACAGAACGGTCAGACCGTCGACGATGATGAGGTCCGGCTGGAATCCGTCGAGCGCCGTCTTGAAGGCCATCTCGTTGCCCTTCGCGACATCGCTGGCGACGTTCTCGTTCCACTTGTTCACCATCAGCCGGGCGATCGGATCCTCGGGCCGGATGTAGGCCAGCCGGTGCAGGATGTCGTCGTTGGCAGCGCCGAGAGCCCAGAAGCGTTTCAGGGTCTCTTGCGGCTCGTCCTCGCAGTCGAGGTAGAGAACCTTGCCGCCAGCCTCGATCACGCTCTTGCTCGCGAAGATGGTCAGCCACGACTTGCCCGACTCGCTCCGGCCGTAGAGGCAGTTGACCCGGCCGGGGTAGAACAGGCCGACTCCATCGCTGCGGTAAAGGATGCCCGGTTCGACGTCGGCCACCTTGTTCTCCAAGTACGGGGCCATGTCGACGGGCTCCCACGAGAACGCTCGCTCGTCCAGCGGGCTGCGGTTCTCCGGGTCGATGACTCGGATCTCGCCCTCGGACTCCCCGGCCACTTCGGTGACGATCGGCTCGGGAGCCGGACGGGTGGCGTGGCCGAGGATCGACTCGATCTCGCGGGCGTAGGTACGCACCAGATCGGAGTGCTCTTGGCCGATGATCTTCGCCAGCGTAGGGAAGCCCTGCACGTTCTTGCCGAGCCGCAGGCGCTCCATCGTCGAGCCCATGACTTCGGACGATCGCGTCTCCGGCCCGTCCTCGTCGTTGGTCGCTTCGGCCAGTGCGCGGATCAGGTTCGGCAGCGCCGACTCCCAGAGCGGGTGGACGCTCATCGAGTCCGAGGTGCCGAACCGAAGCAGACCGCCCGCCAACGCGAGGTATGCCTCGTGTCGGCCGCCGCGCATCGGCCAACCGTCGACCAGCACGCAGGCCATCGCCAGCGTCACAACTCGGGCCGACAGGATCATGCCGTGCTCGCGGGCCGGGCCCTCCTCACCACCGAACGGCTCACCCTCCCAGCGATAGGACTCACCTGAGGGATGTTTCGACGGAGCGATGAGAGTCTGGCCGCCGGACGAGCGCAACTCCACCGACACCGAACCGTCCGGCATCTTGTACCGGCGCGTCCCCTCGGGAAGGGAGTCCACGAGGTCGTACCAGTAGTGCGACCGACGGGCTCCGGCGCGGCCGGACATCATCGCGGTCGGCGGCAGGAACAGGTCGCGCAGGCGCAGGGCCTTCGGATGGTCAAGGTCGACGTCCACCAGACCGCCGCTGGCCTCACCGAGCGCGAGGCCGATGTTCACCTCGGCCCCGGCCTCGGACTCTGCGTTCTTGAACATCAGCCGAACGTCGTCGGCCGTGTCGTAGGAGACGCGCGTCCACTGGGGGATCGCGGGCCGCTTCTCGCCGGGCGTGATCGGGATGGGCGTGTATCCCATCTCGAACGCTTCGACAGCAGTTTCGATAACGGTGCTATGCTTCTCTTGCGTCACAGGGCTGCTCCTTAGGCGTTTCGGCCTCTCCTCGACATGCGAAATCCCGCCGGGATTTTCGTGGGGCATATCGGGGAGAGGCTGCTCTCTTTTGTCTAGCGTCGCTATGTTACATTGGACCCTGATAGGAGAATCACCATGACACGCGACCTCACCCACTCGTACTCCTCTTTGGCGCTTCATCGCAAGTGCCCGCAGGCGTTCGCCTACCGCTACTTTCAGCGTCTCTCGCCCGGCGAGTCGACCATCGAGCAGGAGTTCGGTCAGTGGTGGCACGCGCTCCGCGCAGCCAACGCGATCGAGCGCGGAACAAAGCAGGGGTCGCTGCGATTCTCCCCCTACCATCTGGACGTCGGGAACATCCGGATCGAGCCCGAGACCTTCGCTGTGTACGACGCCGCCGAGGATCGGTGGAAGCAATTCTCCGAGGAGGAGCGCGAGATCTGGGTCGCTAAGTTCGGCGGCTCGATCAAGGAGCGGCTCTGGATCCTCGACGCTCGTTGGCATGACCAGTGGGCCGAGGAGATCGCTCTTGAACGACCCATCGCCGTCGAGGTGAAGTGGGAGCGCGAGATCAACGGTCAGCGCATGGTCGGCATCATCGACGAGATCTATGAGGACACCAAGCGCGGCCTGATCGTCGTCCGGGACAACAAGACGTCTGGCAAACTGCCGACCGCCGAGTCGGGTGAGGATCTCCTCGACTCCCAGTTGCACATCTACCCGTGGGGCGCGGCTCCGATGCTTGCCGAGTGGGGGTTGAGCGTCCATGCTGTCGGCTTCGACCGCACCTGCACCACCCCGGCCAAGGAGCCGCAGTTGACGGCCACCGGCACGCTGAGCAAGTCCGTGACGATGTATGACCTGCGTACCTACACGGACTGGGTGGGCGACGGTCGGCCGTGGGGCGAAGAGGGTGACTACTACAAGTCCGGCGCGAAGGCTGGCCAGCCGAAGTTCGGCACCTACACGGTCGAGGAGTCGGTGGTGGAGAAGTTGTCCAGCCCGGCTTCGGCCTCGATCTGGCACCAGCGCACCCTCTCGCCGCTGAACCGGAACATCATCATGGCCCACCTCGTCGCGGCCAAGGACACCGCCAAGTCGATCGCCAAGACTGAGAAGCGGTGGGACAAGTCGGGCGAGGCTCCTCGGAACTTCGGCTACGGCTGCCGGTTCTGTGACTTCGCGACTCTGTGCCGAGCCGAGTTGATCGGCGGTGCTGGGGCCGACCCGGAACTGTACGGCTTGTCTGAGCGTTCTTAGCCTGTATAGTAGATAGTTCCCCTAGGTAATTGGAGCAGCCCATGACCGACGCTGGCATTGTCCAGATCTTCCAGACCGACAACTGGCCCCCACTGAGCATCTGTCAGGTGCACGGCGGCCAGAAGTACGCCCGAGACGTGCGCGACGCGGCGAAGCATTTGTCGCCGCCGACCGGCGAGAAGCGCACGATCGACCATCGGACCCGCATCGCCGTCTCGGCTCTGCTCAAGGGTCACAACCATCCGAACGTCGCCTGCGGTCTGCTCGTGGGCAAGTACGTCGACGAGCCGGATCACCCGATCCTCTGCATCGACATCGCCAAGGAGATCATCTGGGTGCAGGACGAGAGCCCTGAGTTCACTTGGTCCTTCGAGCAATTCTCCGGCCTGTCCGACGAGGATCTCGACACCCTGTTCCACCGGCAGCGCGGCCGGTTCATCAAGCACAAGGAGAACGCATGAGCGGCACGTTCGCTGGCATCGAGTTGAACACCTCGACCGACCTCAAGGAGGACTACGGCCGTTGGCTAATCCACGGTCCTCAGGGCGCGGGCAAGTCCACGCTGGCCTCCACGGTCGCTGAGATGGGCGAGACCCTGTTCATCGACCTCGTGGGAGAGAAGGGCACCCGGTCGTTCCGGGGCGCTCCCTACGCCGACAAGATCACAGTCATCCGGCCGGACTCGGTGACGGCGCTCGACGACGTGTACTGGGCCCTCGCCAAGGGCGACCACCCGTACAAGGCCGTCGTCATCGACTCGGCCACGGCCGTGCAGAAGATGACGATGCGCTACCTGATGGGCCACGACGAGACCGCCGTCAAGGAGATCCGTCAGGGCACCGCACCGGCCGACATGCGAACGTGGGGCCAGAGCCTCGACGTGATGACCGATCTCGCGACGTTCTGGTACGGGCTGGCCGATGGTCAGCGGCCCAAGCCGATGCACGTCGTGATGACAGCGCAGACGAAGATCAACGAGGACGACTTCGGGAACATTCAGCGGATCCCCGACGTCCAGAAGGGTGCGCTCAGCATTTTCCTCGCCAGCCCGGACTACATCCTGTTCTGCGACGTCGAGGAGAATCTCGAATCGGTCAGCGATGACAGCCTGAGCCCGGTCAACCACGTCGTCCGGTTCGGGGCCAACCCCGAGTACCGGACCAAGGCCCGACTGCCGTACACCTTGCGGGGCAAGATCCCGTCGGTGCTCGGCCGCAAGAAGCCCACGAGCCTCGCTGAACTCAGCAAGGTTCTGGGGATCGGTGGAACGTCCACCACCCCTCGCAAGAAAACCGCCACCGCGAATAAGGAGCAGTAGACATGGCAGGCAACAACAACGTCGTCATCGACCTGACGAACTACAAGGACACCTTCGGCACGCGAGTCCCGCCGGGCGACTACACGGTCGTCGTCGAGGACGCGCAGCACGGCAAGTCGGCCCGCAAGGGAACGCCGCAGATTACCCTCTGGTTCCGCGTCAACGGCGGTGAGGAGGACGGCTCGACCATCCTCGACAACCTGTACCTCACCGAGAACTCGCTGTTCCGGGTGGTCGCCTTCATGCAGGCGCTCGGCATCAAGACGCCGCGCAAGAAGTTGGCCGTCGACATCAGCAAGTTCATCGGCCGCCAGTTGGTCATCACCGTCGACGACGGTGAGCCGTACAACGGCCGCACCAAGTCGGAGGTGCGCGGCTACATGAAGGCCACCGGCAGCGCCGATGAGGTGACCGATCTCGAAGTCCCGGACGACGACGAGGATGACGTCGAGGAGATCGACGAGGACGCCACCGAGGAGAAGCCCAAGAAGAAGGCCAAGAAGTCGAAGGCCCCAGACGAGGAGGACGATGAGCCCGAGGTTCTCGATCTCGACGAGATCGACCTGTAGGCTCCCCCGCAAGGGGGTCAGTCCTGAGGGCTGACAGGGTAAGGCGCGAGACCCGACACCACTTCCCCGGTGTCGGGTCTCGTCGCGTCTGGGGCTGTTATTACGTATGTATTAGCGCTCTTCCTAGTTAGTGCAGGAGTGCGGAAGGTGTCCCGTGCAGCGCACCGTGTGAAGTACTCGGCTCTCTGGGCATCGTGTGGACACCTGCGGGCAGGCCCCCTGTGCCTGTAATAACGTATGTATGGACGCCTAACCGAGCAGGCTGTCCAGCCGTCCGGGTGCGGCCTCTCGTGTCCTGCGTCTCGCTGCTCGGTACCGGGCACGGCCTCTCAGGCTCAGCGGCTCGGACCAGCAGGCTAGTGAGCCTCGCTACCGGGCTCTGGTGGCTGCGACTGTGGGTTGTTCAGGGCCGAGGTGATCTCCTCCCCGTGAGGTCCGAGGTCTCGACCGACGTGTCACCCGTTTGGGCGACGGCCAACCTCTCACCCTCACGCGCTCGCTTCGGGGCGGCGCGGGGCTGCGGGCAATTCACTGTTCATGGCCCTGTCCTCCCCTCGATTCGGAGAATCGAAAGTTTGTTCGATTTCCTGGAATCGAACACCTGTTCGATTTCCGAATTGTCGACTTGTTGACTAGTCGATTTGTCGATTTGTCGACATTCTGACTTGTCGATGAGTCGATGAGTCGATTTGTCGATTTGGGGACTTTCGACGATTTCCGCGATTCTCACCTCCCTTGATCTATAGGTGTGGTAACGCGCACGTGGTCCTCTCCATTCCCGGCGTGGCGGGGTTGCACTACAGGCCTGTCATGCCTCATCATGGAGTCGAGCCGGGAGGTGCCCGGCCAGAAAGTGAGGCTCCCCTCATGTCCGAATTCTTCACCCGAGTCGACGATCCGGACGTCGTGCGATCGACGTCCCTCATGCCGGAATTCGTCCGGCGTGCGAATGCCGCCTATGGCTATGCCAGTGAGCCGGTTTGTCTGACGATCCTTGAGGCCGACGAATGGGAGTCCGGCGAACTGGTTGACTACCTCGCATTCGTCGGCACTCACGGCGATCGCCAGATCGGTTGGGTTGTGGTTGACACCCTGAGCGATGCCATGACGTTCGTCGCGGCCGACTACGCGGCACGGCAGGCGGCCGGACGATGAGCGGCCACGGCATCCCGGCGCGTCATCTGCCCACCGGCGTGATCGGCCGTGTTCAGGACTCCATGCTGATCGGCGACGTGTTCTATCACTACTTCCAGTCTGACTGGAACACGGACGGGGTCACTGTCTCGGGATGGATGCATCCGCGTCAGGTCGAGATCCTTGACGGCATCCCCGTCCCGGTTCAGCGACACAACGCCTAGCGGCACTTCGGCCGGACTCGACACGTCGAGTCCGCGCCGTGGGTCACTAGCCGCATCCCGCGACTACCCAACCGAGAGGAGAGCACCATGTACGAAGCATCCAGCATCACTGAGGCGGCCAACCTCGCCGCTCTCGACGCCGCACGCCAGTCGGCCGCGCAGGCTCACGCCGATCTCGACGCCGTCCGGCGTGAGTTGGGCGAGATCACCGAACGTCTCGCCAACTCCCGCAACGAACTCTCGTCGGCGCGGGCGAACCATGAGCGCGACATCGAGTTGATCGGGCAGACGTTGCTTGATGAGGCCAACTCGCGCGGTTGGTGCAGCGAGTTTGACACGATCGTTGATGATCTGAACGCGTCGCTCAACGTCGAGTTGCGGCGGCATGAGCGCGAGTTCGACGTGACCGTCACGGTCACGTACGGATTCAGCGTCACGGCCGTCGACGCTGACGCCGCGTCCGACATCGCGGCGAACGAGTACGCGGATTATGACTACTACCCGCAGATCGAGGTGACCGGCATCGAGGAGGCCTGACGGCCGCGCGGAATCCCGCTAGTGAGGCTGTCAGGTGATCCGCCCCTGACAGCCCCGCTAGGGAGATTTCGACCACTGGGTCGAAACACTTAGCGGAAGTAGAAGCTTCTGCTACTCCCAGAACGAAAGGGAAACGAAATGTCCAACGAAACCAAGCAAGCGATCGACGCAATTCGATCGAGCGCCGATTATCACCTCCTCGCGGCACTCATCGTCCGCGACGTCATGGGCCACCTGATCGGCACTGACCTCCATGACGCGCGGATCGTCGCGGGCTATGAGGTGCTCGGGACGTGCCTGCCGCACATGTGGCCCGACGCGGATGAGGCGAGCGTTGCGCACGCTTTCACGCACGGCCGCTACTCGTTCGTGGCGGGCAACGTGGCAGGCGTCCCGACAGCCGCAGAGGTGGCGCACGCGGTGGCCGTGGCACGTCGAGCCGCACGCGGTGAGTCGGCGTCCATGACCGGCCGTCACGCTCGGCATGAGGTGTCCGCATGACCGGCCAGTGGGAGCACCCTCCGCTGACCGTGGCTCACGACGACGCGGCCGACATGCAGCGACTGGCGAACGAGATCCGCCGTCAGTACGGGGAACGGGGCGTCTCGTTCGCCGATCACGACGGGCTCGATGCCTGCTGGTTGTCAGTGCTGGTCGATGCCGTGCACGCGCTCAAGGGCGACGTGTGCGGCTCACCGGACGGCACGTTCTACGTCTCGCTCGTGCCGGGCGTCAGTGCGCTCGATGTCCGATCGGGCGAGGAGGTCCCCTCATGAGTCGCCGTCATTTCGTCGCACTGGCCCGCGAGATCCGCGCGACCGAGATCGACCCGGAAGACAAGCGATCTCTCGCCGTCCGTATCGCCAACGTGTGCGCGGCCGAGAATGTCCGTTTCGACCGGATGCGTTTCTTGAGCGCGTGCGGGGTAGCACGATGAGCCGCCGGGTGATCCGCGTGTGGTCGATCGACGTCCTCGCGGGTGACTCGATGGAGGTGCGCACCGGCTCACACGTCGAGCGGGTGACGGCCGACGCCGACGCCTATCCATCGTTCGGCGGCTCCGGTGTCTCGGTGCCACTGACTGACGGCCGGGTCCTGTTCGCCGCGCCGTGGCAGACAATCGAGGTCGAGCGCGCATGAGTCGCCGGGTGACGCGGGTCAGGTGCGACCTGCCGCACGTCGTCTACGCGGGTACGTATCTGGATCCGGCGACGCCGGAGGACTGGACCGGACGCGGCACGGCGCGGGTGCTCTATTGCCCGGCCTGTCTCGGTACGGGATACGTCGACGTACCCGCACTGGACGCACCTGACGACGGGCCCGCATCTCATGGCCGAGAGGTCGAGCCTGAACCGGATGCACTGGCGGGCCTACGGGATGCCGTGAGGGTCGAGCCCACCCGCTCGATCGACACCTCCCCCGAAAAAATCGCGAGAGGAGGTGACCCGGAATGAAGCGACTCCTCATCGTGAGTGCGTGGCATCTCGCGATCGTGCTGTCGCTGACGTTTGACGCGGCCGTCGTCGCGACTGTCTGGCAGGCGTACCAGCGCTAGGCCCAACTAGGCCCGGTCATCGTCGTAGGTGGCCGGGCTTAGTCATGCCCGTAGGAGCCCCAGAAACAGGCCTGTAAGGCACGCGCACACGTCGACGGCATCCTTACCCCGCTAGCGCCCTACACGCCTGTAATGGGCCATTGTGTGCGTCCCATGCCATGTTCGATTCTTTAGAAAAATTGTTCGATTTCGGTTTGGGTCTTGCGGCGGACCGCCCAGAAAATGCGGCACTCTCTGAAAGTTCCCTATTGCATAGCGGTGCTAGACTGTTTGCATGAAGATCCTCCACGACTGCTTCATCACCAAGTGCGTGCTCCCGCGCAACGCCATCTCGGCCGAGTGGGTCGAGCGGTGCCCCGTCTGTCGCCAGAAGTGGCGCATCCACCAGAACGCCGACAACTCCGGCACGATGGAGCGCATTGGTCGGAGGCGATACCTGTGAGCGCCCCCGCACCCGTACTCACCTATGAGGAACGGGCTCAACTGCGCGCCGGACTCTGCCAGCCATCGTTCGCCTGCCATCCAGCGATGGTCGAAGTCGTCGAGTCCATCCTCGCTGCCCACGTCGCGGCCGCTCACCGTGCAGGAGGAGTGGAGGCGCTGAGAGAAGCGGCGGGGGAACAGGAGCGTCTGTCAACCGGGCCACGAGCGATGGGGAACAAGGCGGTCAGGTTCAAGCGGATTCTGTTTGCCGAGTGGCTCACCGCCCGCGCTAACCAGATGGAGAACGGCCATGAGTGAACCTGAACCGCACGAGTTTGTAGAGGACGTTGCCGATGCGTCTATGTGCATCTGCGGCATCCCCGCACTTGTCCATCATGCGTTTGAACCGAAGCGACCGATGACCGCCCCCGGTCTGGACCTTGAAGCGCCAACCAAAGGAGAAACGAAATGAACGCAAAGCACGACCTTGAAGCGTTGCGGGAAGTCGTGAACGCAGCGACCGATCTGCCGTGGGAAGCGGGAGAGACGCAGCACTTCGCAGACTCGGGCTACCACGTCAGTTACACCGACGTTGAGCCGAACGTCTGCGCTGGTGCTGACCCCGCTGACGCCGCTCTCATCGTCGCTGCCGTGAACGCCCTACCCGTACTGCTGGACCGTGTTGCTGAGTTGGAACTGGCGCTGGGTCACGCACAGTGCGGGGTCGTAGCGGCGAAGATGCTGGATGAGTCATGGCGAGAGGTCACCGCCGACCGTGATCGTCTGCGGGAACGGGTCGGCGCCCTGAACGATGCAGCCGAACCGCGTTTCACCAATAGCGGTCGCATGTGCGGATTCTTCATCCCCGTCGAGAAATGGGACAAGGCCGGCTTCCTCGCCGCTGAAACCGAGGGCGACGCATGAGCGAGTGCGGGGCGAAGGTGGCTTGTTGCGTCTGCGTCAAGCCGGAAGGCCACGTCGGGGCCGGGGACGAGATTCACGCCTGCGATCCGGAGGCCTGTGGCGGTTCGTGGCGTGGTGAGTGGCCGGACTTCACCCCTGTCACTTTCCCACTGATCGGACTAGGAGGACCGAAATGATGGACCGTCACGAGAAGTGGACCCCGGTTGAGCCGGGCCACGTCATCCCAGCAGGACAGCCGTGTCGTGATGAACATTTCAACCCGATCCGAGAATGGAATACCGGATACCCGACAGACCACAAAGCCGAGGCTGACTGGTTCGTGGATTCGTCGTGGCGTCCACCGCTGGACCTACCCAGTGAACCGACGTGGGGAATCGTGCATCTGTCAGGAGACACGTTCGGCGACGAATGGCACTTCGGCCTCTTGGAGCCTGCATTTGCCCATCAGTGGTTGCTCGACGGAAAGACCGTGAATCGGGAAAGCGTCCTCGACTTCATCCCCCTCACGCCCGAGCAGGTCGCACGGATCGAGGGTGCGCGATGACCGCCGAGTATGTGCGTCGCTACTACGGCGTGGACTACAAGCGTGGTGACCGTCTGACGATGGACGGTAGGCCGGGAACGCTCGTCTCCTTCCCTGACCAGTACCTCGGCATCCGGTTCGACGGCGAGAAGCACACGTCGCTCTGTCACCCGACTTGGCGCGTCGCACGGATTGAGGCCGCACGATGAGCGATCGAATTACGCAGATCGAAGCCGTAGGGCATCCGAATCGTCATGGACTCCAAGAGTGGGGGGCGCAGACCCGTCAGGAAATGATCGACAAATACCGAGCGCATTATCAGCGCGAGTTGGAAATGGCTCAGGCTGCGCTGGCTGTACCGGACGAGGATTTGGTGGTCGAAACCTTCCTTGGCCCATACGCGATGAAGAACCGAAAGGTAGTGCTCTGATGACCGCCGACGATCTGCCTCTGGACGAGTTGGAGAGGCTGGACGCCGGAAGGACACCGGGACCGTGGCACGTCGCATCCGGCCGTGAGGTTCGCGCCAGTGTTCTCGACACCGATGTTGAACTTTGCTCCCTTGGTGACGATGCCAATGCCGAGTTCATCGCTGCTATCGCCAACGCAGCCCCCGACCTGATCGCCGCTGCACGAGAACGCAATGATTTGTTGTCGGATGTTCGTCATCAGAAACTGCGTCGCCAAGCACTTCGGGCACAAAGAGATGAGGCCCGCGCTGAACTGGCGGAGTTGAAAACCGTCAACTCCGCTAAGTCCGACGAGTTGGCGTCAACAACTCGTCAACTCGACGCAGCGAGAAGCCGACTCCACGCGCTGGAAAAGGACATGGAGGAATCAGACGCACGGTTCGCTCTGGAACTCGACGCAGCGAAGGCCGACCGGGACAAGTGGGAACGTATCGCCCGTGAACAGGGCACGGCGTACACCGAAGTCGAACTGTTGGGCCACGCGGAGGCCGAGCGGCGCAAGGCTGCCGAGGCCCGAGCAGACGCAGCGGAGAAGGAAGTCAACGAACTGGATGCCGTGAACGAGGGTTTGAATCGCAACCTCGCCCGCATGCATGACGGCATCCGGCAACTGGCCGACGAGTGGGAGACCCATGCAGCGTCTGACGAAAACGAGCGACTGGCGGCTCTGACAAACAACGACCTTGGTTACTGGGGAGGACGCCGAGAAGCGACTCAGGATGCCGTGTCAGACCTCCGCGCACTGCTCGCCCAGCCCGACAACAACGAAGGAGAAACCAATGAATGACACCGCGACCCACCACGACGAGAACACGCTGCGGAAGGTGTACGACTCCCTGACCGCTGTAGGGATCATCGGCCAGAGCGCAACGGACGCGGTGAACGAGATGCAGAACCGGGGCATCTTCTTCCGCGAGGACCCCGAACGGGCTGCCTCAGATCAGGCCAACTGTCCGTGTGAATCCTGCCGCCACTACGAGACCGTCAACGACTCACTCCCGCGCTGCGTGATCGAGAACGAAGGCGACCACGAAGGGCCGTTGTTCGATGTGGAATCCGACCACGGCGAAGGTGGACTGCCGTTCATCAAGGTCATGTGCCGGAAGCACTTCACCCAAGGGACGTGGGGAAAGTGAAGACAGTCATTTTGCCGCCTGACCCGTACTACATGGCGCTCCGTGATCGGATGCTCACTCTTGCCGATGAATGGTGGGACGAAGAAAACGGCATCGAACACGTCGCCGCGTGTCAGGACTTTGGTTGCAAAGACTGCGTGGTCATCGCCTGCGCCACAGACCTCAGGGCGCGTATCCCTGATCCCGGTTTCAGGCCCGAGAGGTTCGCCCAGCCCGACAGTGAGAGGGGCGAGTGATGACCATCACCGCGGCGATCTGCGAATGCGGCCATGAGGCTCTGATCCACGACTACCGTTTCCGCGCCTGCTATGAGACGGGTGAAGGAAACTGCAACTGCGTCAACTACGAGCCTGCGTTCTGTGGCAACGGCTGTGGGCGGCGAATCCCCTGTCGCCACTGTGAGCCCGACAGTGACCCAACCAAGGAGCCGAGATGAGACAGGTCTACCCGAAGGGACGACGAGAGCCGAACCGTCACCTCGACCGCAGGTGGCACGTTCACTACAGCCACATGGTCTATGACGGTGGAGGCCATGCCTCATGGGTGCAGGGCTACCGCACTTACCTCGGTGCCCGACTGGACGCTTGGCGCAATGAGTACTGGGCCTCATGGGGCGGTGAGGTGCACATCGAAGACACAAGGGAGAGAGCGTGAGGATTCTCGTCACCGGCTCGCGCGACTGGACCGATCAAGTCGTCATCGTGCAGGCGCTGTGGGACACGGCCATGCAAATGGTCCGTGAAGGCTACGTCCCAGTGCTGGTGCACGGCGCATGCCCGACTGGAGCGGACCACATCGCAGACATGGCGTGGTCAACCAATCAGTGGGAGGTCGAGCGCCACCCCGCGGACTGGGACAAGTTCGGCAAGCGCGCCGGCTACCTCCGCAACAAGGAGATGGTGGACTCCGGCATCGACGTGTGTCTGGCGTTCATCAAGAACGGCAGCAAGGGCGCGACCATGACCCTCAATCTCGCCGACGCCGCTGGCATCCCGACCAAGATTTATCGAGAGGACGACTGACACAGCAAGACCCCCCGGTGGTGGACGCGGGGGGTCTTGACTGGGACTCTGCTGGAGGGCTAAAGTCCACGCTATTCGACGGCGCGGTTCCAGAGTACCGCGCGGATCTCCCCGGACACAACCGGCAGTGACCCAGTTGAGGGCGGTGAGTGATGGCGCTGCACGGACTCATCCAAGTCAACTCCACGGAGGTCGGTTACTGGTTCGCTGAACGTCGCGTGACTGCTGAGGATGGCATCAATACCTATGCCTGCGCGGTTGAGTGGACGCCGGAAAACGAGACGGTGACGATGAACTCACTGGGGCCAGATATCCACTCAAGGAGAGAGGAATTTCTGATTTTCCATGACTATCGCGAAGGTGCTGTGGCTCTGGCCGCGAAGGTACTTGTCGAGGCTTCTCTTCTAGAAGCGGGTGCGGGGATCGAACCCGCGTGACGGGATTTGTAGTCCCGCGCCTGAGCCACTCGGCCAACCCGCCAGCCCTTGAAGGCTACTCGTCCTTGCCGTAGGCGCGATCTCGCAACCTGCGCGCTTCCCGGATCAGCCGGTTGAGTCCTTGCCGATCCAGTGAGGCCCACAAGGAGTCCCATTGTTCGTTGTCGTTGTCGCCGTAGAAACGGTTCCGCTCCCCGGTGCTCTGGTCGAACGTAACCACGCCGATCTGAACCTCGCCACCGATGCAGTTCATCGCGATTGCGTTCGGGTAGTAGGTCTTTGGCGGCGCGTCCTCGTCGTTGATCCGGCCCTCGGAATCGACCCTGACACCGAGGCTTTGAGAGAACTCTCGATACTGCTCACCGTGGCGATCGCCGTAGATGATCGCTTCGTCGTTGCCCATACAAACCACTCCTCTGTGGATCCTCGGCTCTGTGCCGGTCGTCGACTCTGTGCCGACGTACCGACATTCAATCACACGGTATTTGCATAGCCGCGCTATGCTGTTCTCATGTCCATTGAAGAAGATGCCCTCAACGTCCACAAGGCGGATCAGTGGGGCGCTGCCGTTGACGAAGCCAACATGGCTTTCATGCGTACCGCTGAGGCGATCGGCGAAGGCGCGACCAGAACCTCGAATGCCGAGATCGGATCCGAGGAGGACAAGCGCAATCGGGCTCAGTGGAAGATGATGCTCGCTGGGGCATTGGGCCTGTGTGACCACCTCCCGTCCCTCGGCGCGAGTCCTTTTGCTGTGCGGTGGGATTACCGAGTGTTCCTCTGCCCCAGTTGCGCCAACGACAAGAACGCACTCATCGGCTTGACCCCGCAGGCTCATTTCAACGTGAAGTTCCGTGAGGCACTTGACGCCAGCATCGACGATTTCGGTCTTCACTACCCGGCCGATGCCGCTCTCATCCGGGCCGGGGTCGTTTCGATCCCCCTGAGTCTGTTCCCTCTGACTGTCCCTGAGGACTGCTGCGACCGCTGCGAGAAGCAGTCCTTGGATGGATTTCATGAGGGGCTGATTCAGATCGGACCGGCGCTCCTGAGCCTGAACATCTGTGAGGACTGCTATCAGGTCTGTAGCCAACAGGCCGGTCTTGCCCTGATCGTCAAGGACGAGTCGTGAGCCGAGATCTGCGAGTCCGGAGGGTGCCGATCCTGCCCGACTTGATCCGGAGCATCGCCCAGTTCCCGGCCTCCTGTGATCTCACGGTGACGCGCAAGGGTGAGGAGCAGGCTTGTGACAAGACGGCTGTGGCGGGCCTGCTCGGGTACTTCGACGGTGACTTCTACTCATGCGCCGTCTGCGCCTACCACGCCCACATGGTGGGAAATCATGTCACTCGAAGGGAGGACGGTGACGCTTGGCAGAACCGACTCGTTCCTCTCTCGACATGGGTGTCTGACCGATGACCGTCTTTGAGCAGATGCACGAACTGGCTCTCCAAGTCGATTGCCCCTTCTGCAAAGCGCCTCGGGGCGAGTGGTGTGTGACTCGATCTGGGAATTGGGCAGTCTACCTTCACGGAGCCCGCGACAACTTGGCGTGGGGCGGATACCGGATCGGATACTCGACAGGATGGGATGCCGCTCTCCGCTCCGCCATGACGGACCCTGTGGGGTGGGCTGGCCGAGTGAAGGAGTACAGAATGAAGCAGCAAGAGGAAACGACCTAGACCAAATCTCGGGGAGTCAAAGCAGGACAGGGATCATGGACAGTCCCGACGAGTGCCGCAGGTGCCGGACGATGCCAAGCCGACGAGAGGGGCCTCCTTTCTCTCCTCTAAGACTCGCGCTGCTCCCCGAGATTCTTCTCCCAACCGAATGACGACAGGACTCTGATGACCACCCGCTACTTCACCAAGGCCGTTGCCGAGGCCCTCGTCAAGCACGCTGACATCCTCCTCGCGGAGGAGCGTCTGGACCCGCTGAGGATCGACCGTTCCGACCCCGGAGTCGACCTGATTCACGTTCGACTTGCCAACGGAGTCCTCTACCGAATTGCGATCACACACGAGGGCACGCTGACGAATCCCCACGAGAGGCTCCCCGCAGATTCATAGCCGCGCTACGATGCAGCCATGACGGAGGCCGGGATCTCTCATCTGCGCGTGGTTCAGGATGCGATCCATCCTGACCGTCGACAGATCGGGTCCCGAGCCGATGTCTCTGGCCGCGTGGCGAATCAACCGCACGACGGAGTGACGATCTCGATCGGCGGCGGCAAGACGACGCAAGGTGATCGTCAAGTTCCCCGATGCATGGGCATCAAGAAGGACGGCGATCGCTGCAAGCGCCCGGCTACCAAGGGCTCGGCTGTCTGCACGAGTCACGACGCTGCGCTGACCAACCCGAACGTCAACACGCGGGCGGCCGCGAACGTGCGTCTCGCCGCACTGGTCGACCCGGCGATCTCGGTCTTGACGAAGATCATGGCCGACGACACGGCGCGCAACTCCGACCGGATCAAGGCCGCCGACTCGATCCTCGACCGAGCGGGCATGGGCCGACACATCGGCTGGATGGATGATGCCGCTTCGGCCAAGGACATCCTGATTCAGCGTCTCATCGAACGCCAGAATGAGATGGCGATGGCTGCGACTGCCCCCTCTCCTCGGGCAGTCGAGAGTGTCATCGACGCCGACATCGTGGAGGACTAGTGCACTTCTATCTGTGCTTCTTGCTGGACGTGATGCTGTTGGTGCTCGGCACCCTGCGGCTCACCCGCCTGTTCACCTCGGACTCGATTACCGATCCGATGCGCGAGCACTTCCAGACCAACGAGTTGATGGACGAACTCCTGAACTGTCCGTTCTGCATCGGTTTCTGGGCCGGGGTCGCCACGACTGCTTCTCTGGCCGTGGCCGGGGGTCCGGGCGACGCCTCAGATTTGTGGCGCTGGGCCATCGCTCCGTTCGCGCTGAACTACCTCGTCGCGCACATTTCGGCCTCGCGTGACTGAGCCGCTGATCGACCCTGAACTTCTCCAAGGCATGACCACGGAGGAGATCATCGAGTTGGTCAAGGGGCTGCCGGACAACCCGGAGATGCTCAACGCGATCATCGAGTCGATCACCCCGAAGGCCGACATGGAGATCCCCTCGATCGCCGAGATCGGCCGAGCCATCGCCGGGGACAACTGGCAGGAGCGAGACCACTCCGAGTACCTCTCGACGACGTTGGCCGATGACATCGCCCGAGTCGAGGCGGGGCACTCCGTCCGGCGCGTGATCTCTATGCCGCCCGGCTCCGGCAAGTCGACGATCGGATCGGTGGCGACTCCGTTGCACCTACTGTCGGCACACCCCGATTGGAACGTCGGCATCGTCTCGGCCGAGCAGTCTCTCGCGAACAAGTGGTCGCGAGACATTCGGCGCGCAGTCATCGCCGATCAGGTGCCGGTCAAGTTGGCCTCGGACTCCACAGCCCTGACCGAGTGGGAGACCACCGAGGGCGGATCTCTCATCGCCCGTGGCGTCGGTGCAACGATCGTCGGCCGCCGTCTCAACGTCCTCATCATCGACGACCCGATCAAGGACTTCGCCGAGGCTTTGTCGTCGGTCGCCCGTAACCTGCTCTGGGAGCGATGGGTCGGCGTCCTGAGCCAGCGCCTCCACCCGGTTCACCTCGTCCTTCTTATCCAGACACGTTGGCACGGCGACGATCTGGCCGGGCGCGTGATCGAGGACGAGACCGACGACTGGCAGGTCACCAAGATCCCGGCCATCGCCGAAGCCAACGACCCTCTCGGCCGCGAGATCGGAGAGCCGATGCTCTCCCCACAGCGCGTCGAGACCAAGGAGTCGGCGCTCGAACGCTGGAACAAGATCCGCGAGCGCGTGGGCTCCTATGTATTCGACGCCTCCTACCAGCAGAACCCGGCTCCGCCCGGCGGCGCGACCTTCCAAGCCGACTGGTTCAAGTGGTACGAGCCCCACGAGTTGCCACCGAACACCGAGGGAACATGGATCACCTCATGGGACTTGACCTTCGGCACCGGCAACGCGCAGACCGGAGACTTTGTTGTCGGTCAGGTCTGGCAGTATCACGAGGGGCAGGCGTACCTGATAGATCAGGTCCGGGGCCGCTGGCAGTTCACCGAGCAACTGCGCCAGATCCGAGAGTTGGCCGAACGCTACCCGCACGCGACCGCGCACCTGATCGAGAAGGCGGCCGACGGTTTCGCCGCGATCGACACCCTCGTCCAAGAGATCCCCGGCATCATTCCGATCCCGCCGAAGGGCTCCAAGGAGATCCGTGCACAGGCGGTCTCCCCGATGGTTGAAGCCGGTCAGGTCTGGCTGCCGAGCAAGGTCAAGTGGGCCGACGACCTCATCATGGAGTTGCAGGCGTTCCCGACTGGCGGCACCCACGACGATCAGGTGGACGCCCTGACACAAGCCCTCAAGAGGTTCCGCGAGCCCTCGACCGCGACGATTTATGCGCCAGAGAGCGTGCGTGCCATATCATCTGCGAGAAGCCTATCCGCTTTGCGGCGCGGAGCGTTCTGAAAGGATGCCCCCAGTGACACGTCAGATTGTTGTCGACGAAGTAGCGTCGATTCTCAGCCCCACCGGAAACCTCCCCCAGACTCGTTTGCTAATCGACAGCGACGGCAACGCGGCGGTGTTCGTGGTCGGCCAGCAGGCCCCGGTCCTCAAGTTCGTCGCGACAGCCGACAGTCTTCGCAGTCGCAACAAGTTCAGGGGCCAAGGCGTTCTCCCGGACGGGCAAGTCCTCTCGTGGCGCAAGCGCGGCTCCTCGTGCCAGTACCAGTTGGCGAAGTGCCAAATCAAGGCCGCTCAACTTGAAAGCCGGTGGGTCTGACCAATGGCGACAGGAACTCTGGCTGAGGAGACTCCCGGCGACTCCCCGCTTCCCGAACAGGTCAAGGCGTGGTCCTACTACGGGCTGCCGTTCACTCCGGGAGCGACTAGCAAGAGCAACAAGGACGCGCTGCCGACCGAAGCCGTCGGGGAGGTTCGCTACATCGTTGGCTGGATGAGCGACCAACTCAGTCGTCTCCAATGGAACGTCGTCATCGGCGGCTCGACTCAGTGGAAGGTCAAACTCCCCAATGGAGAGACCGTCGACTCCTCGCAGGATTTGCGAGGGGCCTCCGACAAGGTGCTCTCCCTGATCGGCTGGGGCAAGGATTCAGTTCGTCAGATCGGCACCAACCTGTTCGTCGCGGGCAAGGGCGATTACGTCGCCACCAAGAAGCCGAACAAGTCGAAGGCCAAGGACAAGCAGGACGAGTACGTCTGGACGGTCGTCTCGGTCGTTCGACGAGATCGCAAGGCGGTCCTCACCAAGGCGTCTCACAGGGTTCCGATCCTGTGGCCTCACCCGGCTGATCCGGAAATGCCGGACGCACCACTGTTCGGCGTCCTGTCGGTGCTCGACGATCTGCTCTGGCTGTCCAAGTTGTCCCGCTGGCAGTCGGCCAGCCGCGTCGGGATGCGCGGGTTCCTCGGTGCTGCCGATGGTCTGAGCATGGCGAACGGCGGCGACTTCTGGAATGAACTCAAGAAGGGCTTCTCCGAGCCGATGAGGGACCCCACCGATCTCTCGCCGTTCGTCATCCGAGGAGCCGAGTCCCTCGTCGAGCCAGTTGTCGGGGGTATGAGGGGATTCTCGTGGGTGATCCCTGAGTTCCCTTACGACGAGCGCCTCGACGCTCGCATCAACAAGAACATCCAGCGTCTTGCGTACGGCCTTCCGATCCCGCCGGAGATCCTGACCGGGTTGCAGATCCAGTCGCGGGCCACGGCTTTCCAAGTCGAGGAGAATTCGTACCGGGCGCACATCGAGCCCCCGGCGCAACTCGTCGCGAATGTCGCGGTCGAGGCCTTGAGCCTGTTGCTTCCCGATCTTGAGATCGCCGTCGAGCCCGACCCGACTGAACTTCTGGCTCGCCGCCACTCGATCGAGGACGTCAAGTACGCCTTGGAGCACGGAGCGACCTCGTACAAGTTCTTCCGGCAGATCCTCGACATCCCCGAGACCGAGGCCGCGACCGAGGACGACCTTGCGCTGCTGGCCGCCGTCAAGTCCGGACTCAGGTCTCCGGCTGGTCGCGACCCGGCGAACATCGCTGCACAGGAGCCGATCACCGCTTCGGTAGGAGGCCCTCAGGGCGAGGGGCTCACCTCGGAGGAACTCAGCGATCTCTCGCAAGATCTCTATGAACTGGATCAAGCACTCCTCCTTGAACTGGGAGGTGCGACGCAACAGGCTGTTGACCGGGCGCGAGATCGTGTTGGTGCTCGGGCGCGTACCTACACACAGTTGCGGAACGCGATCGACAAGGAAGTCCCGAACTCCGAGGTGGCCGTCGAACTGACGGTCAAGACTTTGGAGGAGGCTGGGATTCCTGTCGAGACGATCGTGCAGAACGCTCTTGAACCGTTGACCTCATGGTGGGGTCATCGAATCCACGATGCCCGTCAGCAGTTGGCCCGAATCCTCGACATTGAGGTAATGCAGGAACTCGACGAGTCCTTCCTCAAGGGGTCGGTCGACACGCTTCGTGATCTCACCGTCGCGCATGTGATGAACACGCTGGAAGCGCCAGCGTCGCTCCCGCTCCCGACAGACGACCGGCGTCAGGTGATGGCCGTGGCCGGTGGAGAGAGCCCGGAGTGAAGGCCTTCGCCCAAGGAAAGTTCGTCGAGGACTTCCTCGCCTCGCGAGGGGTTCGGGTGACGGCCGTCGTCTGGCGCTGGCACGCAGGTCTCCAAGGAGGGGTCTTTGAGGACCACCGGAAGTTGAACAAGACCCGAGCACCGAACGAGTTCGCCTTCCCGGACCACCATCATCCAGACACCGACATCAATGCTCGGTACTGTCAGTGTCAGTTGCAATTCGTTCTCCGCGACGAGCGGGGCCGATTCACCAAACCGAAGGTGACAGGATGACCAAGTTCGACGACGTGGTGGAAGCATGGCAGCAGGCCGACGTCCAGCACATACATCCCCTCCGCACCGTCAGCGAGGACGCCTACTGGAAGTCCGGACAGGTGCAGGCTCACTTCGCGGCGTCGTGGTTCGACAAGGGCTCGAAGGTGATGGACTTCGGCTGCGGCGATGGCAGATTGGCGATCCCGCTGGCTGGGATGGACTTCGAGGTGGTGGCGGTGGATTCGTCTCCGGCCATGCTCGATCGTGTTCGCAAGCGGGCGAAGAAGATGGACGTCGAACTCACCACGGTGAAGTCCGACGGCCGTGACCTATCGAAGAAGGTGAAGGGCAAGGTCGACGGAATCGTCTGCCGCGCTGTTCTCATCCATCACGACTATGAAGGCGTCGAGGCTCTCGTGAAGGCGTTCGCCTCAGTGCTCAAGAAGGGCGGCCATCTGGTCGCCGACTGGCCGCTGGCCGACCGTGCTCGACCGCACGAGCGTCGCGACTGGATCGACGTGACGACGTGGGAGCCGAAGCAGCGGTTGGCTGTGGCCGAGGCTGCTGGCCTTGCTCCTGTCGGCGACGAGACTCCGAGCGTCTGGGTCAAACTCTAAGCAGGAGATCTTGCGCGATCGGCTCTAGCGTGTATACGCTGCGGCACATGCCGAAGCCTGTCGATACGCCGTCCATGACGATCCGCTCCCTCCGCGTGCCGGACGAACTCTGGCAGACCGCCATGAGCCGTGCGGCCGAGCGCGACGAGAAGGTCTCCGAGGTCCTGCGCGAGGCGCTCGAAGCCTACGCAACCGCCGAGGAAACCCTTGAGGTGACGGGCGATGCCTCGCTCCCCGTCGGTGACCTGTCGACCAAGTGGGACGGCGCAGGAGCAACCGACCGCATCTTCGAGATGTTCACTGGCGAGGACGACAAGGTGGACACGGCCGGGATCTCCAAGGCGTTCTTGTTCGTCGATACGGAGGCCGACCCGGCCACCAAGGCGGCCTACAAGTTGCCGTTCGCTGACGTGGTAGACGGTGCGCTGACCATCATCCCCGCCGGAGTCATCGCGGCGGCCGGGGCGTTGGCCGGAGGCCGGGGCGGAGTCGATCTCCCGGATGAGGATCGCGCAGGCGTCGAGAAGAAGGTGTGCTCGCTGTACGCCGCCGTCAAGAAGGTTCACGACGAGTTCGGTGACTGCCCGGTGGCCGAGAAGCCGGACGACGAGACCGAAGACGACGACATGGAGATCGAGTGCTCGGAGTGCCAGCATGAACATGATGACGAACATGATCTTGAGGCTTCTCTGATCGACGGCGACGAGGCCCCGGCTGAGTCGGCCGCGATCTTCGGCTACGGGCGTCTGTCCGAGTCCGAGGATCCCGAGACGCAGGCCCTCGTCAACCGAGCCCGCGAACTCCTCCTCGAAGGAGCGGTCGGCGTCTCGATCAAGCACGACATGAATCCGGACGACATGCCGGATCCCGAGACGATTCAGGCGCTCCAAGACGAGGAGCGGTTCGAGGAACTCGAAGCCCTGATGTCCGAAGTCAGCGCACGGCCGCGTCACGTGGCGGTCGTCGACACGGCGGCGTTCTCCAATTCGCGGCTCACGGCCAACGATGACGGCACGGTCTCCGGCCCGGTCGCCTTCGAGGGCAAGTGGACCGGCGACATTCGGCGGCTGCCGTACGGCACGCTGACTTGGGATGACAACCTGCTCCCCATCCCGATCACGATGGGTCATGAAGGTCCGGGGGGTACGCAGCCCCCGGTCATCGGCTACATCGACAAGTTGGAGCGCATGGACGGGTGGGAGCCCGGCACCGTCGTCACCGAGGACGAGGTGGAGGCGGTCACGGCCGCCGCAGGGTTCACCACGATGCCTGCTCGGTACTTCGATGAGTTCAAGTCGGCCAAGCCGATGCCGCTGCACGTCGATGCGCCGGACGCCTTCGGCCTGCGCCGGATCTGGGGCCACGCTGCGCCGAAGGGCGTCTGCCACCGCTCCGACATGGGCGCGTGCTTCCAGTTCCCCGGCGACGTCGACCCGATGCTGCGCGAGTTCCACACCGGGGCCCCGATCACCCTCGACAATGGCAAGTCGATCCGTGTCGGCGCACTGACGATGGGCGGCCTGCACGTCGATGCCAAGTTGTCCCGTCAGGGGGTGGGCATCCGGGAACTGAACCGGCATCGCGAGGACTCTCGCAACACGCTGGCGATGGTGCATGCTTGGGAGGACGTCCACGGTCTCGCCGTTTCGGGCGTCGTTCCGCCGGACGTGACTCCGAGTGACCTGATGCGGGCTCTTGCGTGTGCTCCTTCGGTCGAACTCTGGCCGTCGGGCCGGGGGCGCACCACGGTCGGCATTCACCTCGTCCCGACCCCAGCATGGCCGGTCGTCGCCTCAGTCGGCGAAGCGATGGAGATGGCCTCCACTCAGTCGGTCGAGGTTGACGATCTGGAAGCCGAGCCGGAGGTCGAGGATCTGTTCGGAACCCTGATCCAGAGCCTCTCGGCCGACGATCTCCTGTCGTCCTTGAAGCGCATCGAAGGAGCCTTGGCACTCCTCGTTACCAACCAGATCGACAACGGAGTCGAAGTCCCCGACGAGGAGTAGGCTCTCGTCCATGCCGACGAGTGCGATGGACGGCCGGGGATGGGTGTACGACCGGATCAGGGACACCACGGCTGACGTGATCGTTGACGTCGGGGCGGGCGAAGGAACGCACGCGATCCTTGCGCGCCACACTCGTCTCGATGCCAAGTGGATCGGCGTCGAGATCCACGAGCCTTACATCGAACGGTTCATGCTCCGTGACAAGTACGACGATGTGGTCAGGGCTGACATCCGAACGTGGCGTGAGCCGATTCACTCGGCCCCGTACGTCATCCTGTTCGGTGACGTTCTTGAGCACATGGAGCGAGAGCAGGCAGTCGCGCTGCTGGAATTCCACCAGCGCCACGCCGAAGAGATCTACGTCTCGGTGCCGATCGTGTATTCCCCACAGGACGCCTGCTTCGGCAACGAGCACGAGGCGCACCTCTATCACTGGGAGTTCGAGGAGATGCGCGATCTGCTCCCCGGTTGCGAGTCGTTCCAAGGAGTCATGGTCGGTCGCTACTGGTGGCGGCGGCCGGAGGTCGTCCGGACTCTCGTCGGTGAAGAAGGCCCCGAGTTGGAGGTGCTGCCATGAAGGTAGGAGCCCTCGTCCACTTCGCCACTCCGCTGCGGAACGCCGGTTCTGAGACCGTCCTTCACCTGATGCTCAAGCATCTGGTCGAGGCTGGGCATGAAGTCGTCTGCTGGGTGACCGATTGCCCCGGAGCGCGCGAGCAGTATTTCGAGGGCGTCCGGCTGGTCCCGGTTCGCAACATCACGATCGCGCTGCAACAGGCTCGACGGTGGAAGCCTGACGTGATGGTCTCCCATCATCAGAACGCGACCAGCGTGATGCGGTACGGCCGTCAGTGGGGAGTCAAGACGGTCTACCTCACCCACAACGACATGGACGTGAACCGGCTCCCGTTGCGCCAGTCTCCGGACCTCGTGGTGCACAACTCCGAGTGGGTGTCGAAGTCACTGGCCGAGCGGTTCCCTCACCAGCGGTCAGCGACGATGATCGTCCACCCGCCGCTGGACTGTTCCCGGCACCGGGTCGGCGCGACCGGCGATGCTGTGACGCTCATCAACGTGAACGAGCACAAGGGTGGGAGGATCTTTTATGCACTGGCCCAACGGATGCACGACGTCCAGTTCATCGCGGTTGAGGGCGGGCACGGCAAGCAACTGCCACCCCCACGAATCCCGAACCTGTCGATGGTCAAGCACGCTCCTGACCTCAAGCCAGTGTGGGCCCAGACCAGACTCCTACTGATGCCGTCGATCTACGAGTCCTACGGTTTGGTCGGGGTCGAGGCAGGGTGTTCCGGCATTCCGACCCTCGCCAACGTGACGCCCGGACTCAAGGAATCTCTCGGCAGCGCTGGATTGTTCGTCTCGTGGTCAGGGGAGCACCTGCCCCGTGAGCGTAGCGACTTCTGGAACGACCCGGCGTGGATGGCCGAGTGGGGCAAGCCCTCTGAAACTCACCTCAATGAGTGGGAGTCGGCCATCCGTGCTCTGCTCAATGAGGGCTACGAATCGGCTTCTGCTGCGTCCCTCTCGAACTCTGAATCCAAGTGCGCGCAGACTCAAACTGACCTCGATCTGTTTGTGGGCGCTCTTGAGGAATTGACACAAACGCAACCTGTCTCGGCCTGAGTTATTTGACGCGGAGAATTGTGCTGCTACTGTTCGCGATGAGGGACTTCTAAAGAGTCCAGCCAGCGGTGGGCTACCGCCTCACACCACTTTCGATAATCCGAACTTGCTGTGGAGGCAGATCCCTCATGGAAACCGCACTCGAAATCCTCGCCCGACTGGGCACCGACAACCCGCCCACTCACGCCGAACTGCTTTCGGCCCGCAACGAGATCGCTCGCGAACTCCGCGCTCAGAAGGGCAAGAGCAACGACCTCGAAGCGCTGATGTCGCTCCGTGCGGCCTACGATCTGGCCGAGCAGGCCGTCGCCGCCGCCGAAGCCGCCGAGGCTGAGGCTGCCGCCGAAGTCGATGACGTCCTCGATGGCGTTGTCGATCCGGACGCCGCCCTCGAAGTCGAAGCCGACGAAGTGCCGCAGGTGCTTCCGATGGACGAGGCGCTCAGCCGCCTCGGTCTTCGCACGCAGACCGTCGAGGTCGTCAACGAGCCGGATCCGGTCGACACCCTCTCGATGGTTCGCACCGAAGTCACGATCGGCAACGAGAAGCGGGACTCCGCTTCTTGGGACGATCTGGCTCAGGCGTTCTCCGAGTCCACCCGCTCGCAGCGCCCCGGCAAGGAGCGCATCGCCCGGATCACGTCGGAGTTCGCCGATGAGCGTTCGGTCACGGTGGGCGACACCGCAGGCAACACCCGGCTGATCGACTCGTTCGTCAGCCCGGAGGCCGTCACGGCTGCCGGTGGTTGTTGCTCGCTGCCGACGCCGATCTACGAAAACCCGGTCGCCGGGTCGCTGGCTCGCCCGATCCGGGACAGCCTGCCGACCATCGGTGTTCGTGGTCGCGGCGCGGTGACCTTCTTCCCGGCCATCTGCATCGCCGATGGCGGTTCGGACGTCTGGACCTGCGAGGACGACGCAGCCGTCACCGACGACCCGGAGACGTGGAAGGACTGCTTGGACGCCGAGTGCGACGAGCCGGAGACCGTCAACGTCGAAGGCATCTACGCCTGCAACACGGTCGGCAACTTCATGGATCGCTTCGCCAACGAACAGTGGCGTGGCCACCTTCGTGCAGTGAGCATCCGTCAGGCCCGACTGGCCGACGCCAACCTGTTCGGCAAGATGCGTGCGGCGACGACCTCGACGCACACCGGCATCTCGACCGGCAGCACCTACGCCAACTTCCTCAACACGGTTGGCCGTGCAGGTGCCCTGATCCGTCAGGATCAGCGCCTCGAAGAGGTTCGACTGACGGTCTGGGCTCCCTCGTGGCTCCCGGTCGCCATCCGTGAGGACTTCCGCGTGCGGGGTCTGAACACCGGCCGCGATGAGATCGAACTCATCATGGCCCGGCTGGAAGCGGCTCTGGCGAACGAGAACATCCGGGCCGTCTGGTCGCAGGACATCGACGACATCGAGACCGTGCAGTACGACGGCGCGTTGGCCGATTACCCGGACACCGCCTCGACCGTGCTCGCGGCCGACGGGTTCTTCTCCTTCCTCGACGGCGGGACGCTGGACCTCGGCACCGAGATCCGGGATCACGACCTCAACCGGCAGAACAAGTTGGCCGCCTTCGCGGAGTCGTTCGAGGGCCTGTTGGCTCGCGGCTGCAACGCGAAGTCGCTCGACATCCCGGTCGAGACCTGCGCGGTCGCGGATTGCCCGGCCTGATCGGAACCTCGGAAACTAGGAGATAGACATGACGGCGACGCTGCCTGAGGTAGTCGAAGTCGATCAGTCCATCCCGCAGAGGGGAGGGCTGCTCGCGGCGGCCCTCCCCGCTCCCGAAGGCTGGGAGCGCGGTCTGGTCATCCCGTTCTACGGGTGCGGTGAGCCGGAACTCCTCAACGGCTGCATGGTCGGTGAGGATCTGGCGAAGCGCGATGGCGTGGCGGCCTTCCGTTCTTTCGAGATCCGGCAAGGCGCTGCGTGCTCGACGCTCAGCAACCAGCCTGACCGCTACCGTGACCATGCTCGCGGTCGTCTTGATGCCACTTCTGAGTGGGGTCTGGGACGACAGTTCGCGACTGACTTCTTGGGCCTCGGTAATCCCTCACTGGCTGACGCGATCGTCCTCGGCACCGTTGCCGGAGCCGATTTCGTGGCCGCCGTCGGGTGCCTTGAGCAGGCTGCCGCCGACGCTGGCTTCGGCTCCTCGTGGTTCTTGCACGCTCCGGTTCGCGCAGCGGCGTACCTCTCCACTGCCGATCAGATTTCGATTGACGGCTACTCGGCCGCTGGGGCTCCTTGGGCGATCTCCTCGGGTTACCCGGTGGAGGACGCCACCACGATCCGGCTCTGGGCCACCGGCCCAGTCTGGGCTGCCAAGGGCGAGTCGTTCATCTTGGACGACACCGACTGGCGGCGCAACACCAATGAGGCCTACGCCTCCAACGTGGGGATCGCAGCGTTCGACCCCTGCATCAACATCGCAATCGACGTGACCGTGCCTGCTTGCCCGGTCCCAGCAGGTTCCTAACGGAAGGTTCTGACAATGGCAACGTGTGATACCCCGGATCTTGGTCGGATCAAGGCTGTTGCTCTGTTCCTCCTCGACGATTGCATGTCCCCGATCTACGGGACCGCTGCTGGCTACATCGACGACTGCCCGGCAGGCATCGAGACCGACGACAACATCGACGACGGTGAGGACTTCACCCGACGGTGTGCCGATGGCTCGATCAAGCGATACCTGCCCGGCGTCCAGTCGTTGCAGGGCATCGAAGTCAACGTGGACTTCCACTGGCTCGATCCCGAGTTCGTCGCACTGGCGAACGGAGCGTCGCCGATCTACTTCGACGGCGAAGTCGTCGGCTGGTCGGACGGCACGCAGGACCGCTTCAACGTCCTCGTGGCCGTCGTGCAGGAGATCCTCGGCGGCGACGTGTGCGCCGGAGATGACCCCGGCTGCAACAACTACTGGCGGCTGTACCCCCTCAAGGGTGCCCGCATGACCGAGGACGGCGACATCGGCTCCGAGGACAACGTGATCCGCATCAGCGGCAACACGGTGGACACGGCGCAGTTGGGGTCCGGCCCGATCGAGATGTTCTGCGACGCGCTCACCGGAGAAGCCGCATGGGCCGACACCTGCTTCCCCTCGGGACAGCACCGCTACCGCTTCATCGGCGGCCCGTACCCGACGGACTGCGGCATCATCGACACCGTTGAGCCGCCTGCTCCTTGCACCCCGGCATCCTGATCCTGAGCCCTTCCTGACTTAGGACGTGACTTAGGAGGTACACCTCGTGGCATGGCCCGCTGGCGTGACAACTCGTGCGATGACTGTCTCGGCGGCTCAGGTCATGGAGACGGGGGATCCCCTCGCTGTCACCTCGATCAAAGTCGAGGCCGACCGTGATCTGGTCTGGGCCGAGACTGGGACGCCGTTGAAGGCGATCCTGTCGACGGTGACGTCCCCGTTCCAGTTGCCGGTCACCGATCAGGAGGGATGGCTGCTCAACGGACTTCCGGTCGACGTGTCGAACGGCAAGCAGTCTCATTCGTACACACTGCGTGTGGTTTACGCAGGAGGCGAGAAGAAGTTCTACACGATCGGTCCGTTCGTTCTGCCTGAGGACGACGGATCGACGGTGGATGCCGACACCATGACCCCCGTGTGTCAGCCTGATGGCGGGGGGACGATTGTCATTCCTGACGTGTCGGCTGAACTGGCTGCGCTCGACGACAAGATCGACGGCGAGATCCAAGACCGCATCGACGGTGAAGCCCTTCTCCAAGCCCAGATCGACGCGATCACGGCGTCGGACGTCGAGTCCGTGAATGGGGTGGTCGGCGCGGTGTTGGTTTCCCTGCTAGATGACGGTGATGGTTTCTACGATCTGGTGGTGAGTAACTGATGGCGCGTAAGCCGGTTGGGGCGGACACGGTTACGGGTGAACTGCCTGTCGTGGTGGAGTCACGGATTCAGGCGTTGATCGCTGCTGTGACGGATCTTCTTGTGCCAAAAACGACAACGATCAATGGTGAAGCACTCGACGCTGACGTGGTCCTCGACGGTTCAGATTTGTTGGTCGGCGTGGGAACGTTGCCTGACATTGGGCAATCGTCGTTCTTGATTCCGGATGCGTTCTATATCTCTTTCTCAGTGTTGGACTCCTTGCCGCTCAAGGCCGATATCGACTCTCCGGAGTTCACAGGTAATCCTCAGGCCCCCACCCCTGCTGCCGGAGACAACGACACGTCGATAGCCACCACCCAGTTCGTGACCCGTGACGCCATCCTCAAAGCGTTGGTCACCGCCAAGGGTGACCTGATCGTTGCCACAGCATCAGGGGTTGTCGCCCGTCTTGCGGTAGGCGCGAACGGCACTAGGCTGGTCGCCAACTCCGCTGTATCCACCGGACAGTCATGGGAAGCACCCACATCCACCACGGCAGCGCTCGCCGCAATCGGCAACGCCATCAACACGGCGGGCAAGTACGCCGGGAAGATGCTGTTCAACACGACCACCAGCAAGCCGGTCTGGGCGGTCGGGTCAACTGCCGGATCTGTGTGGGTGGACGGAACCGGCGCAACCGTCCACACCCCGGTCTGATGGGAGGATGAACCATGACATGTTCCTGTGACTGGCCGCTGGATCTTTCTGGTTGCTGTGACGACCTCTCGGACAAGTCGACCGAGATCTTGGCGTCGGCGGTGACGCAGGCTTCGATCCTGATGACTCGCCTCTCGGGCTTCCAGATCGGTCAGTGCCCGGCCACGCTTCGACCCCTTTCTCAGTGCCGACGCTGCCGCGTGAAGTGCTGCGGGGGCGCTGACGGCATTCGTCTCAGCGGTCCGGACGACCAATGGATCGCCTCGGTGACCCGAGTGCTTGACGGCGCGACCGAAGTCCCGACGACCGACTGGCGCTGGGACGCCGACGAGCAAGTTCTCTGGCGCGTACCTCCGGGCAAGTGGCCGACCAAGGATGCTCGCTGGGCTGAGGACGGGGCCGAGGGGGCTTTTACTGTCGAGGTCGTCGTCGGCGTCGCCCCGGACTCTTACGCGCTGGCCGTCGCCACCACGCTCGCTTGCGAGATGGTGAAGTCCTGCATGGACAAGAAGTGTCGCTTGCCCAAGAACGCCACCTCGGTGACGGCTCAGGGCGTGACGATCACGATGTCGGATCAGGAACTCAAGACGGTTCTGCCTGAGGTCGCCGGATGGGTCGAACTGGTCAACCCGAACAACGCTCGTCTGCCTGCACGGGTGTACTCGCCGGAGGTGGAAGCGGCTCCGCTGGGAGGCGGGGGTCACTACCGTGGCTATTAGCCAGACAGCCCGCGACATCCTCGCGTGCGTTTGCTCAGCCTTCGAGGAGGCCGCCCGGCCTCTCTGCAAGTGCTACGGCACGGTTGGCAACCCGTACGTCGTCAATTGCTGCGACTGCGACGAGAGCACCGACCCTGATGTGGAGGGGCGGGGTCAGGCGATCTTCCAAGTCGAGCGGATCTTCGAGACCAACGAGGATCTCCAAGAGGTCACCAACCGCGTCTACCCCTGCAAGCGCGCCGGATACAAGGCGATGAACATGACCATCTGGATCACGCGCTGCTGGCCGACGATCGACGAGCAGGGCTACCTCGACCCGGACGACGTAGACGCCGCGACCGACGAGGTTCTCGACGATATGGAGACGCTCTACCGGGCCTTCGTGTGTTGCCCGGAGCACCGACTCATCGTGCGACAGGTCGCTGTTCAGAGCGATCCGCAGGCCGGGTGCAGCACCATCGTTGGTCAGGTGACTGTAGAGGTCAAGGTCGAGAACACTGCTGCCGAAGTTGGCTCGTGAGATGAGCGCCGTGATTGAATGGCGGCGTCAGCGCCGGGGCGTGTTCTACTCCCATGAAGATCCTCGTCTCGGCGCTGGCACCGAGAACACCACGGAGGATCATCATGGAATCAGAACGCACACCTGTGCAGGTTGGAATCGACCTGCGACCGCTGCCGCTTCGGCTGGACGCCGAGACGGTTTTCCACTTCAACCCGGACCCCGACAAGGAGTTCTTCTCCGAGACCCAGCGTCTCGGCAAGGAGATGTCGGACGAATCCAACGAGGGCATGTGGGACGCCATCGACCGAATGCGGGACACCCTCGCATCGCAGATCGTCGACGAGAACGAGCGCAAGTTGTTCATGGACAAGAAGTACGGCATGGCCGTGCTCGGGGCCATCGCGTCGACCTACGCCGAGCAGGTGGTCGCCCTCCCTACCGAATCGTCCTCACCCTCTGGGCGGGGGCAGCAGCGTCGTGGCGGGAGCAGGTAACCGGCTGGAACCTCAACGGCCTCGATTGGAAGAACTGGTCGGGAGCCGAGATGACGTGGATGATCTACCAGAACCACGTCGACAGCCTCAGCCCTGCCAAGCAGCGCGTGTTCATGACCGAGGCCGAGGACTGGAGCGGCCTGCGGCGACTCGACGCACAGAAGTTCGAGAAGGAATCTGATCTGGGAACGGGGGTCATGTGATGAGCGATGTTGAAGTCCACATGACTCCCGCCCCGGTGTTCTTCACCGAAGTGTTCCGCCTCGGCGGTGAAGTCGATCGCGGCATTAAGCGTCGCGCCGAGTTCGTCGAGGACATCGCGATCACCCTCTGTCCGACAGACTCCGGTCGACTCGCCAGCACGATTCACGTCGAGCAGAATCGACGAGAGAACGGATGGTTCGGGTTCGGCTACCGCATCAGTGCGGGCGGGCCCGTCGCGCCTTACGTCAACTACGTCGTGGCTGACACGAGCCCTCACGTCATTCGAGGCAACCCGAAGTTGAACTTCTTCTGGGAGAAGGTCGGCCAGCAGGTCTCGTTCTTCAAGGTCAACCACCCCGGCACCAAGGGTCAGCCGTTCTTGGATGAGGCCCTTCAACTCGCCGGAAGGGGGTTGTGAGTCATGCCCATTGACGGTGGACGGGCCGTAGTCGATGTCGAGGCCAAGGCCGACGAGTCCTCGCTCAAGCGAGTTGCGAAGCAGATCGAGCAGGCCCTCTCCAAGACCGGAGACAAGGCGGGCAATCGCTTCGCCCGGCAGTTCGACATCTCGCTCGGCCGAGGAGCAGTCCTGTTCGGCACCTTCAACTCGCTGGCCTCCCCGGCTGCCTCGGCGATCTCGGAGTTGTCCGGTGGCGTTGTCGCTCTCGGTGCGTCGATTCAACAGACCACGATTGCCAGCAGCGCCTTCGCAGGAGTTCTGGGCTCAGTAATTCAGAGCGTCAAGGTGGCAGGTCTGGCCTTCACCGGGTTCGACGACGCGCTCACGGCGGCCAGTCCGAAGAAGGTGTCCGAGGCCCTCGCCAAAATGAGTCCGGCGGCCCGCGCCACGGCTACGGCTCTGATCGGACTCAAGAAGGAGTGGCTGTCCCTGACGCAGGCTGTCCAGCAGGCGGTGTTCAAGGGAGTGGCTGACGACATTCAGGCGTTGGCCGACACTTACCTCCCGATCTTGCAGGCTCGATTCGTAGAGACTGGCGGGATCCTCAACGGCCTGTTCACCGAGTTCGCTCAGTTCGCTCAGACTGAGGGATTCGTGACTCGCTTCAACACCGCTCTCTCCCAGAACAACACGATCTTCAAGACCCTCAGCGAGGCGGCGATTCCGTTCCTCGACGGCTTGCTCAACCTGTTCATCGCCATCCAGCCTGCGGCCAACCGGCTGGCCGGTTCGATCGGAGCGCTGGCTGAGCGCTTCCAAGAGTGGACGCAGCAGGCAGGATTCGCTGAGCGGATCGACGGCATCCTTCGCCGCGCCCAGAACTCGGCCGGTCTACTCCTCGGCCTCGTCGGCAAGTTGGGGGCGGCACTCGGCAACGTGTTCACGGCAGCGGCTCCGGCCGGGGACCGATTCGTCACGATGCTCAGCAACGCTCTCGACCGCTTCAATGCCTTCGCCGAATCGGCCTCGGGCCAGTCGGCAATCGCTCAGTGGGCGCAGAACGGCGTCGACGCGATGGCTCGTCTCGGCGAGTTGCTCAATGAACTCGGCCCGGTGTTCGCCACTCTGGCTGACCCTGCAGTGTTCAACGGGATCGTCAACGTGTTCATCGAGTGGGCGAAGGCCATGCAACTGCTGGCACCGCTTCTTACCACGACAGCCAAGGCTCTCGGCGCTTTTGCTCCCGTGCTCGGGCCGCTGCTGGCTCTGTCCGGAGTGTTCTTCGCGTTCCGCCTGCAAGCCTCGATTTTCAGCGGCGCGGTCGGGAACGCGGTCAAGGGGATGCGAGGCCTCTACGACGGGGCCAAGACCACCGCCGTCGTTCTCGGCAACGTCCGAAACGGATTCGTCTCGGCCTCCGCTGCATCCTCAGCGTTCTCCGGGGTGGCCGGAACGATCGGCGGCAAGTTGCGTCAGGTCGTCGACTTCACCGTGGCGTTGGGCGGAAGTCTGGCCCGGCTCGTGACCGGCTCTCGTGTGTTCGCCATCCTCGCGACCGGGATTCGCGCTGTAGGTACAGCCCTCGCGGCGCTGGCCTTCAACCCGGTGTTCCTGACGATCGCGGCGATCGTGGCTCTCGGTGCGGCACTCGTCATCGCCTACAAGAAGTCCGAGACGTTCCGCAACATCGTCAATGCGGCGTTCTCGGGAATCGCCAGCGTGGCGACGGCTGCGTGGAACGGCATCGTCACTGGGTTCAACACGGTGATCTCCGGACTCACGACAGGGTGGGAATCGATCAAGACCGCAGCGATGGCGGTGTTCGATTTCTTGGCCCCTTACATCACAGGTATCTTCGCAGTTCTCACGTTGCCTATCAGGATCTTCTTCAAGACAATTGAGATCGCATTTACGGTGCTGCAAATTGCGGCTCTTGTTGCGTGGAATGCAATCAAGGCAGCGGCTCTAGTGGTCTTTGAAGCCCTCAAGGCTTACTTCACAACATGGTTTGCCGTCCTCCAAGGCCTGTTCACGATTGCGGTGGCGGCTCTGATGTTCGTCTGGGATGGAATCAAGGCGGCCGCCATCGCGGTGTTCGAGTTCTTGAAGCCCTACATCATGGCGGCACTGGACGCGATCGTGGCCTTCTTCGCGCCATTCATCGAGGGCATCAAGGCTGCCTTTGCACAGGTCGTTGCTTTCGTGACTCCGGTGTGGGAGACGATCAAGAGCGCAGCGATCACCGCCTTCAACTTCGTCAGCAACGCGGTCACCACATTCGTCGGCACGGTGACCGACGTGTTCACCACGGTCAAGGATTTCCTTGGGCGCGTGTGGGATGGTTTGGTCTCCGGGGCTCAGGCTGCTCTTGGCAAGGTCAAGGGCTTCCTCAACGGCATCATCGACGGCATCAACACGGTCATCCGTGGAGTGAACTCGGTCGGCGCGATCGTTGGAGCCCACCACATCAACGAGATCGGGAAACTGGCCCACGGCACGATGAACTGGCAGGGCGGCCCCGCCATCGTCGGCGAGCAGGGGCCGGAACTGCTCAATTTGCCGAAGGGTTCTCAGGTCACTCCTGCTCGCCAGACTGCCAAGGCGCTTGGCCAGACCATCATCAACAACAACTACTACGGCCCGACCACCGACTCCGGCCGCAAGCAGATGGCCGAGTGGTATCAGCGGTTCGCTCCGCGTTACCCCACAACACAGACTGGGTGATGCGAAGATGAGCATGACGAACAGGAGCGCATGATGGCTGATTGGCCCGTACACGGATCTATCCCGTGGGACGACGAACTCAAGGCCTACATTGACGACGCCGATGGCGCGAACTCGGCAGCGATCAACGCCGTGGAAGGTGACGTTGCCACACTCCAAGGCGACGTGTTGGACAAGGCCGACACCGACTCTCCTGTATTCACAGGGAACCCGACCGCGCCGACCCCCTCGCCGGGCGACGACGACACGTCTATCGCAACCACGGCTTTCGTCACCGCTGCCATCTCGGCTGCGGCTGGTGTCGGGGTCATCGTCAAGCAGACCATCTTCACATCGGACACGACCTACTCCAAGGCCGCAGACGTCAGCGCCGGGTACAAGTACGCGATCATCGAAGCGGTCGGCGGCGGCGGGGCTGGTGGCGGTTGCGCCTCCGGTGGTCAGGCGTCGATGGGGGCCGGTGGGGGGTCCGGAGGATACTCCCGCGCCACCGTTGCGTTGTCGGCTCTGGCGACGGACGAGACGGTGGACATCGGGGCGGGCGGCACCGGGGTCTCCAACGGGACAGGCGGGAGCGGGGCGCAGACCTCTTTCGGGACCATCGTCATCGCCAAGGGCGGCGGCGGTGGCGCAGCGGCGTCCAACTCCTCATCGGTAGCCTTGGGCCCCACGGGGGCGTCGGGAGGGTCAACTTCCGGTGCTGCCGGTGACGTCACCGTTGGTGGGGAAAGCGGCGGGAACGGTATCCGTCTCTCTGGCACCATCTCCGGTTCCGGGAAGGGCGGCAGTAGCCGCATCGGTCCCGGCGGGTCGCCCCTCAGTTCAACGCAAGACGCTGCGGGCGAATCCGCACAAGCCAACACGGGCGCGGGAGGAAGCGGAGCGAACACGACCAACACCAACCGGGCGGGCGGCAACGGTGGTTCCGGTGTCGTCATCATGACCCTGTTCGGATAAGAAGGATGGGTAACTGGGGCGTCCTCCTCAACGGCGTGTACCTCTCGGGTGCGTCGGGGGATGATGCTGTCCTCGACGACCTCGAAGCCGCTGGGTGCGACGTTCCGGAGATCGCTGGCCTCCTCGAAACGGCTCCGGACGGCCTCGGGTTGCCGGAGCAGCGCACGCAGGACACCACGTTCTTCGAGCGCGACGGGGTACGCCACTACAACGACAACTACTTGCCTCGCATCCTGACGTTCGAGAACGTTTCGGTTTGTCCCGATGACTGCCCGGACTGCACTCCGGCCACGGGCAAGTCGGCTCGTCAGCACGCCTCCGACATCATCAATGCTTGGCAACTCCAATGCAACGACGTCGAGTTGGTGCTGTTCACTCCCTGCCATCAGTCCGACAACGAGATCGACCCGGAATTGAATCAGGGCTTCGGTGAGGGACCGTTCGGAGAGACGTACTTCGGCGGCATTGACTCGATGAATTCGCCGGAGCGAGCCATCGACGGCCCCTTCGGTTTCATTGGGCGGCCACGGGTGGCCGCAAAGACGTGGCTGCCGTCCGGCTGCTGCGTGATGACGCTGCGGTTCGATTGTGTGGACGAGCGCATCTTCGTCCTCGACCAGTGCGGCACCCCCGGAGCATCAGACTGCGTGGAGATCTTTCCGGGCAACGACTCCTTCTGCACCGACTTCCCCGTCTGCTTCGTCAACGAGGACGAAGAGCCGGTCGGGATGTGCTTCGACAACGTGTCACCCGGCTCGAACCCAGTGGCTCCGACTGACCTGAACGTCGGCGGAACCCAGTGCGCTGACCTGACGATCACGCTCTATGGGCCGCTGACGAATCCGAAGTTGGAGGATCTTGTCACCGAGCAGTTCATCACCTACAGCGGCATCATCCCCGACGGATACTCAGTCGTCATCGACACTCGTGACATGACAGCCGAACAGGGCACCACCGACGTCACCTTCCGGATCGGCGGCACGGGGTCCTTCAATCTGCTGCCCGGCGATCATCAGTTGCGACTGCTTACTCAGAACGGAGAGGACGAGGGCCATGCGGAGGTTTGCTCCCGGCCAGTCGTTCTGACGGCCTGATGGCACACACTTCCAACTGCCGCTGCGGCAACATCTGGCGCTTCGAGGCGGTCGAACTCACCACTGGTCGGGTCAAGAAGGTGATGCACCCGGTCGGCTGCTCTTTCGAGACGCCGCTGTCCAAGGTCGGCCCGGCCCAGATGGTTCTCGCAAGTGGCGATCTCACGCCATTCGACATCTGGCCCGACGCGACCGCTATCTACATCAGCCTGCTCGACGGCGATCCTGCTGTCTCGGACGGGAAACGGTGCATGTACGCGGGCATCGTGAAGAAGTTCGACGGGCTCGGCTCGCCGACGCTCAACATCGGTATGGACTCGATCGAGTCGTACCTTTGGGAGCGTAATCTGGTTGACACTCGGGGCGGCGTGGCCTACACCGCCACCGGGCGTCCACAGACAGAGATCGCCTTCGACCTTGTCAACTTCACCGTGCCGCTCGGCATCAAATTGGCTCCGTCCTACGAGCCATCCTCGGTGCTGCGCGACATCAACTACCTGAACCGCGACCAGAAGAACATCGGCGATATCATCCGGGAGTTGAGTGAAGCGATCGACGGCCTCCAATACAGGCTCTCGCACTACTTCGAGGACGGTCGATGGTTCTCGACGATCACCTTCTCGGACGCTATGGACGTGGAGTCCACGAGGACTCTCAAGGGCGGTCGAGACGGTTCTGACTACTCGTTGGGAGTCGACGCCAAGGATCATGCGACGTGGGTATACGCGACTGGCGCTGACGTCACTGGGGCCTTGAGCCAAGTCACCACCGTGCGGTCGATCGCCTACGACGCCTCTAACTTCTACCCCAAGTTCGACGCCTCGGTGGCTTGGCGCGACGTGAACCAGAAGCAGACGTTGGACTCGTACGCTCGCGGATATCTCGTCGACCACCGCGACCCGATTGCCACTCCGGCGATGACGATTCCCGGCCTGACGATCGACCCTGACGAATTGCAGCCGGGCAACATCCATCCGATCGACATTGAGAGCGGCAACTTCATCTTCAAGGCGAAGTCGAAGATCCTCTCGATCAACTGGACGCTCGACGACAGCGGTGTTCGGCGTGACCTGACGCTCCTCCCAATGGAGCGCCCAGCGCAGTCGATTATGGGTCTGCCGGTCTCCGATGTCGTCTCCCCAGACCCCGGCCCGGATCCGGGAACCGATCCGATCCCCGGCCTTCTATTCAACATCACGGGTGGCACCACCGAACTGTCCGGTATGACGCTCGTCAAGAACGGCACCTTGCTCTGGTTCACCGGAGATGAGGCGGCCAACCCACAGGTCTACGCCGTCGACTCGGCTGACGTTGGCTCGGACACATCCGGCGATCTGGTCGGCGACTACGGAATCTCGGGGTCGTCCTTGAACGATCCGGAGTCGATGGCCACTGACCCCGTTTCGGGTGACATCTGCACGTTCGACATTGGCAACAACGATGACGACAGCGGGGTCATCCCGAAGATGATCCGCACCCCGAATCCGGGGCCGGGCTCGCATGGCGTCCTCACGTCAACTCGATACGAGTTGGACTACCCGTTCTCGAACCGGAACGCCGAAGGTGCAGCGTTCCATCCGATCACGGGCGTCCTGTACCTGATGACCAAGGAGAGCGTTGGCAAGGTCGTTGCCTTCGGCACGTTGGCCTCGATGTCGACGTCGACTCCCAACGCCGGAACGCAGGTTGCCTCGAATGCGGCTCTCAAGTATGTGTCGGATTTCGACTTCAACAAGGACGGGTCGTTTGCGTTCGTTCGGGTCGTCGACAAGCAGGAGACCTTGGTTTTCGAGACGACCAACTGGACGCAGGTCGGCTCGATCCCGACGCCCGAGATGTTCAAGTGCGAGGCGATCGTCGTCGAGGCAGCGGGCAAGTCGTTCCTCGTCTCGACCGAGATCAAGCACTCCGATCTCGATCAGACTCCGGTCTACCGTGTCCTTATCCCGACTCAATGGCGCAAGGCCGGGGGCGGTGGCGGAGGAGGCGGTGGCACCATTCCAGCCGAGGTGCTCAACCTATCGAAGAACTGGAAGTTGCAGACCCCGGTCAAGGGGTCCGGATCCTCGATCAAGGAGGTCTACCAGCCTGAGTTGGCGACCTTCTCGAACCCGAACTACTTCTACGTCTCCGGCGGCCGCGTCATCTTCAAGGCTCGGGCAGACGGCTATCACACCCCGAACTCGTCCTACCCGCGCTCCGAACTGCGCGAGATGAAGAACAACGGGACCGAGGAAGCCGACTGGGGCAACGCCTCAGGCACCCATTCACTGATCCTCACTCAGTCGATCAACTACACGCTCACTGAGAAGGAGCATGTGGTCGCTGGCCAAATCCACGATGAAGAGGACGACATCGTGATGATTCGGTTGGAAGGGAATCATCTGTTCGTCGAGCACGATGGTGACAACCTCGCGACCCTCGACCCGGCGTACGTTTTGGGCACCGAGTTCACGGTGGCGATCATCGCCAACCCGGAGGGCATCGACGTCGTTTACAACGGTGTGGAGCATCACGTCAGTGATACCGTCGTCTCGTCGGGATGGTACTTCAAGGCCGGGGTCTACACCCAGTCCAACACGGACTATGACATCGGTTCCGCCTACGGGCAGGTCTCGATGGCGTCCCTGATCTTGAACCATACGGCGTAAGGAGGAGCGGGACATGGCAACGACACCAATTCCGGTCCTCTCATCGGAGAAGTCCAACGCCCCGTTCCCGATCTCGATCATCGAGACCATCCGGGATCTTGAAAGACGAGTGCGCGTGTTGGAGAAGGCTCTGTCGCAGAACGAGGATGCGGGGTAGGTCATGGTCGAGTTGAATCCAGCCTTTGTGCAGGATCTCTGTTTCACGCCTCAGGACTTCCGAGTCTTGATGTCCAGTCTCGTGTGCGAGGAGGGTGTGCGGGACTTTACGTCCCTCTCGGTCACCGAGAACTCCCCGGCCGGAATGAGCGTGGTGGTCTCCGAGGGAGGTGCGTTCGTCCTCTGTGACAACGACACCGAGAACGGCGGCATGTACCACATCTACAACACCGCCCCGAAGGTGCTGGCCATCGCCAACAACCCCGGCGGCGCTCCGCGCACTGACACCATCTGGGCCAAGGTGTGCGACACCGAGTTCACCACAGACACCTCAGAGTTCGAGTTGGTCGTGGTTCAGGGTGCGACCGTTCCGCCAGTGGACGCCTGCTCCTACTACTTGCTCGCCACGATCGTCGTTCCGGCTGGCGAGTCGACGTCGATCACGGGCTCCCCAGCAGAGTTCGGGGCCACCGACGAGGACATCACCGACGAGCGTACGCAGTACGGTGTGTGTGTCGGGTCGGGCAGCGGAAACGATGACGTCTACGTCGGCAACGAACCGGCCAAGGCCGGAGGCGCGAACCCACCCGCCGGGGCAGCGAAACTCACCAAGCAGGGCTCACAGGTCATCTCGACCGTCAGCGGGTCCGGCACTGTCACCTTCCCTGACCCATTTCCCAATGGCGTCGTCACGGTCGTCGTGACGGCCGGATCGAACCAGCCGACGAACCTGATGGGCTACATCATCACTGGCTGCACAGTCAATGGCTTCACCGTCTACGGCAAGGAGCCGGACGGCGACCCGATCGCCAACGGGAATGTCCGGATCGAATACATCGCTTACGGGTGGTGAGTGATGAGTCTGAACAGTGTCTCCGACATGACCCTCGGAGAAGTCGTTGCGGCTGCCGTCACCATCTCTGGGGTGATTACCGCGATCATCGTCATTGTTCGCAAGATTCGGGGAGCGTGGAAGGGGGCTGTCCACCCGGCAGTGGAGAGGCTGGAAACGGCCCTGATAGTCCTCAATGGGCGTGAGGCGGTTCACCTGCCGGAAAACCCCTCAGTGGTTCTAGCCCCGGCCATCCCCGGCGTCCTTGAGCGCATGGCGACGATTGAGGATGGTCTGGCTTGCATGAGATCCTCAGTAGAGGACATCAAGGCAGAGGTGACCCCGAATCATGGGGGGTCTGCCAAGGATGCGATCAATCGCACCGAGGGCAAAGTGGAGGAACTCACGGTCAAGGTCGAAGCGATAATGACACGACTGACCAAGGGTGACGAACGATTTGAGCGCATCGAGGAATATCTCGGAGTAGGGGAGTCGACATGAGCGCATCGAGCAGGGCCAAGTACAGGTCATCCGGAGGAACGATCTACTCGGATGCCCTGACTGTGCAGGCTATGAATGTGGCGAACTTGCTCCTGCGCCTGCCCAAGTACGGCGGTGAGAACGAGGCTATGACTGGGCTGCAAGGCTCGTACCGCCCCTACACCTCCTACTCGGGGACCACGCACACCGGCTGCGGGGTCGTCGACATGACCGCATACAACTGGGGCAATCGACTCATTGTTCTCGATCTTCTCGGCATCGACGTGTTCCATCGTCTGCCCTTCGAGGGGGATTGGCCGGAGCACTGTCACAACGTCACTCGGGGCATGGGGTGTGTCGCGGCATCTGCTCGGGGGCAATCGGCGGCTGTTCAGTCTGGGCACAACGGCCTCACCGTCAGAGGCCTCGATCGGGATGCTCACCTGCGATCAGGATTGTGGTCGCTGGCGGTCTACAACGGCCGCACCGGGAGGCTCCGAGCCAAGCAAGCCACTCACACCTATGACGGCCCGTCATACGATCGCAAGCGACTGCGCGAGATCGAGAAGGGCTTCCAAGTCGATGCGATCATGGAAGTCAACGTTGATGGCAAGCGATGGTTTGTCACCAAGAACGGTGGTTGGGGCTACTCGAACAAATGGGAGAAGGTGCCGACGATGACGCGGCTGTTCACGAAGCCACTGACCTCGGTGGACTACGCATGACCAAGGCGACGATCACCCACAAGGACATCAATGAGTCATCGACTCTCGTCTACGGAGTCCGAAACCGCTCTGTGGTCTATACCCTGAATGATGAAAACGGCCCCATCTATGCACTTGACCCGGTGACCGGGAAGGGGCTTTGGAAGTTCAGCCTCAAGGGGGTCAAGTTGAAAGACCCAGAGGCTCTCGATCTGTCGACCGGAGCGAACTTCACTCTCTGGGACGGCGGTAACAATGATCTCGATCGAAGCGTGTTGCAGGCGTATGTATTTCCTGAGCCTGCTTTCAAGTCGACGGCTGCCATCAAGGCGACGAAATATGATCTGGCCTACCCGGCCGGACACCGCTTCGACTCCGAGACCCTTCTCGTGCACCCGATCACTGGGGCGAAATCAGTCCTGACGAAGAGCGAGGGGGAGGCCTTGATCTTTGACTTCCCCGATGATCTGACCAAGAAGTCAATCAACCATCTCGTTCCAGCAGGGGTCCTCGATCTCAGTCTCGTCAGCGACGGCTCGTTCACGCCGGACGGCAAGCACGCGCTGTTCCGCGAGAAGGGCGTACGAACCAACGTGGCCGTCGTCGAGTGGGAGACCCGCAGGCTGGTTGACCGGATCACTGTGGAAGCAGTCGATCAGCCTGAGTCGATCGCGGTCCGTCGCGACGGAGAGGTGTTCTCGTTTGGCAGCGAGGGCCTCAAGTCGCCCCTGTTCACCGACGTCATGCCTGAGTGGCTGCGAGATGCCGCATGAGCGACCTCTCCCCGGTCCCCAGCCTGCCGACCCCGCCCCTACCCAAGCGGTCACGAGATCTCGTGTACGGCGTGTGGGCGTGGGGCGCGGCCCTGATCTCGGCCACCATCGTTGGCTGGTCAGTTCTGGGCTCGGTTCCCAAGGAGATGCTCGCTCTGTCGGCCGGATGGCTGGCGTTCGGGTCCTATGCCGGGTTCATGGCGAAGAACAACATCCTGAGGAAGCCGTGACCGGGCGTCGAGTTGTTATGGCGGCCATGACGATCTTCGTCTGGCTGGCCGGAGTCGCCCTCGTCATCTGGTCACGCTGATGATTTCGCTCGTTCTGCGGATCTGGCAGCAGTTCGAGCGATGGGAGCATCGACGCGAGATGGAATGGCTTCGACAAGCCTTTCCGGACTCTGACGTGATCGACGTCGACGGCGAGGACTAGCGGTTGCGCCAGCGCATGATGCCGTTGTCGTTGTACCAGTAGCCGTCGGTCAACACGTCATCCGAGTCTTGACCCGGCTTGTACCTACCGGCCGACGCAGTGACGGCTCGGCAGTCCACGCATGAGGTGAGATCGGTCTTGGAGTAGAACTTGCGGCCGCAGCGATCGCACGTCATGGAGCAAGCATCTGGTGGTAGGCCTGTCGGACCTTCTCCTCGATCAGGGCGGCCGCCATCCGGCCACGCTGCACCGGGTGGACGTCGTGCCAGTTGAGGACATCCTGCACGCGGTCGTTGAGGACTCCGATCCGGCCGGGGATGCCCGGCCGCCAGTCGGCGTCACGGTCGCTGTGAGCGATCAGGTCGAGGCACACCTGCGACAGTTTGCGCGAG